CCGATGGAACATCTAATTTATTATCACAAATGCAAGTATCATATATTTCTGATTTGAATGTGCATGAATTTGAGTTTTCTAAAATTGGAAATATGATAGGCGCAGTATCAATAGGAGAAACTTTTGATATAACAGTACCGAAGGAAATAAAAGGAAATTATACAGATGCTACTATCGGTTGTGGAGTTAATGTTTGTTTTGAATCAGATGATTTGTTAAATGATTTGTTTGAGGATGAAGGGTTAGAATTTACAAAACAAGATGTCACCGAATATCCTATCTTTTTATCACCCGAATATAAAGGAGTTAGTCTATTAACTGCTTCTAATTACATATTAGATAAGAAAAATAGAAGAGTATTACATGATAAAAAGTTTATATTGCGAGATGCAGATTCTTCATTAAATAAACCAAAGGTTCTTATTTCTGAAAGAGATGATAAATACAGTGTAAGAAGCATTGGAACATCAGGAAAACTCTTCGACCAATATAATGAAGTTATTATTTATGGGAGAAATGTAAAGTCACATAGAAAAAATGTTAGACAGATAAAAGAAACGGGAAGCAGAAGAACCTTAGAAATTACTGATGAAAACATTTACACTCAAAAAGATGCAGACGCAAGAGCAACTAAGTTATTATCTTCACATAATGACATAGGTAGGTTAATTGACATAGAAGTAAGAGGGGATAATTTATTCACTTTACGACCTGCTGATGAAATAGAAATATCTTTCCCTTCACAAAATATTGAAAGAGGCAGATATTTAATTATAGAAATAGAACATAGTTTAGATGGCTTTAGCAAATTAAAATTAGGAAGTAACGATAAAAATATTGCAGATAGATTTACTGAATTATTATTAGAGGGAGTTAAATTATCAGGATTAACAAGACCAAGAGTATTCAAAGAACCTTCTAAATCAACAGACCACTTTGAAAGCATGAAGGTCAAAGAAATAAGAATAAAAATAAGAAAACGCCTTGCTACGGGAGGGGCTACGCTTGGTTTCGGTTCAGTGTTAAATACTTCGACCACTCCAATGGGATTCACAGGCGGTCAGTCGGTGACATATACGGACTTAATTGAGGAAGAATTATGATAACGGATAAGGGAAAATCACTAATAGCAAGTTACTTAGTTAGTACATTCAATGAGGCTAATGTTGGTTCCGGTGGAAACGCTACTTCTCCTGCACAATTAGAATTAGATGTTCCTTTGTTAAGTAGTAATGTATCTGCATCGGGAATAAAGTCAGCAGAAAATACTGTTCAATGGAAAGTAACCATACAAGGTTCTGAATCAACAATAACAGGCCGTACATTGAGAGAAATTAGTTTAGAAGATTCTTCGGGTAATTTACTTCTAAGAATACCCTTTGATGCAATTGGGCCTTTCAGTACAAGCGAAGAAGTCGAATTTTTTATAGAAGTCGAGGTGGAGTAATATGGCAGATAACGAATATATTAACAGTGGATATATAACAAAAATGGGAGATAATAGCACACATAATGGTTCAGCAGGGCAACCTGTTGATGGTGTGGATTTTCCCCATTCGGGTTTAATTAAGGCATTAAACGCTATGGCTACAACAGGCTATGCGGTACTAACTGCGGCAGTTGGCACAGGTTCTAAAAACTTCAATATGCAAATGAATGATGGTACAGGAGTCAGCGTAATTACTGTTAGAACAGGCAAGGTTGTTAGAGGCGGAGTATTACAGGCGGCTACGACTGAAGCAACAATTACTGAAGTTACAAGCGGTACTGAAACTGATGTTCAATTCCAAGAAGGTAGTTCCGATACTTCTGGACAAAATCGTTATTCTGTAATTGTAGTCAATAGTTCTAATGTAGTTAAAATTAGACATGCAGGAGGTGTTGATAGAGTTGCAGATTTAACAGCAGGTGATATTCCTATTGCTATTTTAGAAGTACAAAGAGGTGCGGCTAAAGCAACAAGAAGAATACAATATCTAACAAGTTCTGAAACAGATGGAATTGGTTTAGATATTGATGGCTATTCTGCATTAGGCGGTACGGGATTACATCAAACCCAAGACCATTTTGTATTCTCTGATAATGGTACTGAGAAAAAGATTTCATTTACTAATTTAGAAGATGCAATCTTTGGAAATGTTTCGGGAGATATAGCAATAGCGGCTGGTGGTGCGGCTACAATACAAGCAAATAGCGTTGCATTAGGAACGGACACGGCTGGAAACTATATGACTGATGTTTCGGCTGGAACAGGAATAGATGTTACCCATACTCCGGCTGAAGGCTCAACCGCTACAATTGCAGTTGATGTTTCGGACTTTATGACTAATGGGGCTAACAATAGAATAGTTACTGCTACCGGCACAGATGGAATGAATGCAGAAGCAAATGCACAATTTGATGGTTCCACATTATCAGTTACAGGTGCAATATCCGCTACTACTACGGTAACAGGAACAACTGCTTTAGTTTCTGGCGGAAACTTTTCTGCTGGATATGAAGTTTTAGATATTGGTGCAGGACTACCTTCTGCATCTCCCGGAATTCCAACATTAACTAAAAAGGTTATTTACTCATTTAATGTAGCACCAGCAGGAAATACATTTGTTATGCCAACCGCAGTAGCATTTCAAATTCATCATATTAAAAATATAGACCCTGCTAATCCGATTACTATTACAACTGCTCAACATTTTGACATGGGAGATACCGGCCATCCCTATGTTACTTCCGCTAATGTAATTACATTAGCACCACAAACAGGTGTTATTTTACAAGGTGCAAATGATTCAGCCCCACCTATTATTGCTGGCTGGATGATTATTGGAATAGCGTGATATAATAAAAAACGAGTTATCAGAATTCAAAAAGCCAAAAAAAATGGAGGGAGGGCATTACGCCCCCCCTCCTATTTTGGTCTTATCCGACCAAATGCCTTTGCATGACCGACATTCCCATAATTTGATTTGCTCATTAGAGCCAACATAAAAACCAAGAATTCTCTTGGCAATTGTGCGTTCATTACAAAATATACACTTTTGCTTTAGACTCATCAAAGACCGCCTTTACCATCATTCTTCATTAAACGCTTCATGTAATCTTCAACGGTTTCATCAGAGATATTAGAACCTCCAAATGCCGCAAAGAACAAAAGCATCAGAATGATGACAAAGGTAATCAGACCGAACCAATCCCAACCTGTCATTACCACTTCACCTCTAAATCTTTATGTTCTGCTTTCTCTAAAGAAAAAGCCTTGACTATTCCATTTGTTTGACCGTATTTCCATAGGTCATAAACTAATTGTGTGTCTTTCATACAATATTCCACCACTTCATCATATTGCCCCATTTTCCATAGTTTAGGGGCATCTGCACTATCCATTAACTTGGCATCATTCATAGTACATTTAACAAGATTCTTCAGTTGAAATCTTTCGCCATGTTCCTTCAATAGAATCTTTGAAGTGTCAATGTACCTCTCATCTTTTAGATACTTATGAATACAATAAATATCCATAGAATCTCTAAGAATAGGTAAATCAAACGCCACAATGTTATGTCCTAACAAAGAGCCTCCTTTCTGAAAATGATTGTCTAAATCATATTTTAATTCAGAAAGGGGCTTTATCACATGGCCAGATTTAGCAAATGAATCAACCTGCTCATCAACATAAACTGTTCCTGTATTGCCATCCCAAGTAGCAACAGTTGATACTTGAAACATATGGGTATTACCAAATCCGCCTATTTCATAGGACATATTTTTGGTTTCAATATCCAATGCTAATACTGACATGCTATCATTCCTTACTTGCAGAAGAAGAGGAATTAGACGACCATAGTTTGCTAATCTTCTCTTCTTCTTTATTTACGGGTTCTTCTGTATCGGTTCTTCTCTTTAGGAAACAAACGATTTTGGAACCTGCGACTAATAACATAGACGCACATTCCCATCCATCATCACCGTAAGTATCTAACGAATCTGTTATTACTTTCGGCCCTTTTGCTACCTCAAAGATAAGATATGTGTTTTCCCACTTCATTCTTCATCCACTCCTATTCGCCTTATGTATGTACTGCGACCATGCTTTTCTTCTTCAAATTTATGACGGATTCTTTCATAATGTCTGTAAATCTGTGATTGAGATTTCTTTGCCTTTGCGCCCGCCTTCTTCAAAAACTGCGCCTTGTTGACTAATCCATCCTCCGACTTCTCACTTTCATTTTTATAGATTTCCATGAAAACAGGTTCAAGCGTTTGTTCTGCCAAGGACTGTCGCTTAACTCTTAGGCTTCGTTCTAACCAATCAACGAGAGTCATATAACACTGTCGGACAATAGTTGCCGCTTGTCTAACATTGGTTCCGGTGACTAAGAATCTATCATCTTCATTGTTAATTGAAGGTGCTGATGCTATGGAACATAATACTGACATCTTCATCATAATCTTCATTAGACGGGTAGTAAAGTTACCTGCCAACTTAGCCACATCTGCTCTTGTATTGTTAAGGTAATTCTTCATGTTGTTGTATTCTAACTTTAGAACCGCATTAAAATCACTTGTAAATCTCATGGTTTTAAGCGGGTCGCCTCCAACATCATGGAATCTTTTCTTAGTCATTTCATATAGAGTAAATAGTGCATCAGCGTATCTATCAATTGGTTGATTGACTTCTTCAATAGTACCTGCTTTGTCAATTTGTTCTTCTCTCATCTTATGTTGAATAAATTCGGGAACCTCCCAAACATACAGAAGCATTCTTTGTAATACTCCCTTTTCAGCGATAATTTCATTTAAGTTAGATGGAGGATAAGTCATAGCCAATACTGAACGCTCGCAGAAACATTCCATAATCTCTCCGCCAAATGATGCTAATGCCTTAGAAATAATCCAAGATTCACCGGAAAGACTGTTCATCAAAGTATTTAGATAAACAATTGCTTGTTCTTTGTGAGAGGACTGATTAAAAATACCGGAGTATTCAAACTCATCCCAATGGGCTAATCCGCTACCTTCTAAAATTCCGGGCCTTCTTTCCATCTCCCATATTCCGGTTTGTCTTTCGTTACCATCATCACCTCTTTCAGTTTGAAGGACTTTTTCAAATCCTCCAATTAGAACTGAATCGGTATAATCAGTTACTCCAAAAGTATTGAAACTTCTAACCATAGGTATTGGCAATCCATCTTGCGTTGTCAATAATGGTGGGTGTTGATTAGTGGCATTTATTTTCTCAAATGTTCTTTTTGCCACAGGCCCAACAAAATTCCATAATGTTGATTTTCCGGTTCCGCTTGTTTGAACCCAACAAAAGTGGATTCTCGAATCTTCGTGGTTTCTCCCATTAGGAATAATTACGAAGTCTTTCACTATCTGTCCTAAGATATTGAAGAATGAAATGCCAGCCGGTATATCATTGTAGTGTGATACCTCAACTGCTGATTTCTGAAAATCTCGCACAATTGCCGGTAATGCTTCACTAAAGATACCTGCGTTTTGTACGAGCATATCATCATATGCTTCTTCATCCTCTATATCGTCATTAAGGCGTTGGTCGCCTTGTACTGTATTGTCATTCATATTTTCACCTTCTCTTCTGAATTTAGGGTGGAGATTATTCTTTTGGCTAAGGTTTCTCCAATTCCTTCTATGGCTTGTAATTCATATGCTGAACACTCGCCTATTTCCATGATAGAACCATATTGGCTTATCATTTGTTTTGCCTTTTTTATTGATACTCCTTTAATACTGCTTAGTAAATCTATTCTTAAATCATCTGTTGTTATTCTTTTGAATATTTGTGGTGCTATTGTTTCTCTTGTTATTGGTTTCATTTTACTAACTGCCGTTATAATTAGTGCCGCTTCTTCTTCTGATTTAACCCAAAAGGGCTTCGCATCGGTATCTAATACAATGCGACCTATTGCCCCAAGAAACTTATTGTTTAACATAATGCTTCTTGTAGCAATAGGCATTTTACTTGGAGAGTGCTGAATAACATTGTGTATTGCTTCTTGCATATCTCCATAGATAATGACTACATTAGTTTCGTAATGTCTATCCATATTATCTAATTGAGTCCACAATCTTTTATTCATTACTGAACCTAAGAAATCTGTTGTTGATTTTGCCTCAAAGCAAACATTATCAAATACATAATCTCCTATCTCAATCCAGCGTTTTTCACAAGGTACTTTGATAGCCTTTGCTTGTTGCATAACTAATTTAGATAAACGAGAGTTTTCTCTTGAATCAATTACTAACATTATTCTTCCTCCTGTAATTTATACAATAGAGTTGAATTTATTACTCTGACTAACATTTTTTCCATTCCTTCGACCTTATAGAAATTACTCTCTCTTCTTTTCTGCTTTGCACCCCAACCATTATTTTTGGCTATATTGGAAATCATCATATCACATTGTTTTATTTTTCTATAATTTCTCGATGTCAAATTCCATGCTGGCATAGTTTTTGAATACTTATCAGCCACCCTTTCAACTAACTCATATAAAAAAATCTTCTCTGTAACACTATCTAATTCATTTAATGTTATTTCTTTTAGTATTCTAAAATTTACTTTCTTTCTCATTCTGGAAACCTCCAACATTTACCAATACAAAACCCTTCATTGATTAGTTTATCACAATGAGGGGTATTGTAGTTATTGAACACTGTGAACCTTGCATGTTTCTTGGTAGTATCTTTATCCCAATCCAACCATACTGTATCTGATTCAGCAAATACTCTTTCTAATTCATCAACAACTAAATTCAAAGTAGCGACTTTATCATCAAGAGTAATCAAATCTGTATATCCTGTAATTAAGTCACGATACCAAGATACCAAGTATGCTCTTGAAATATGTGACGGATTCTCTGTCATAACCGCATTGTGCAAACACGGCAACATAGGCAATTTTCCTATCGTTTCCGGCACTGAAACCTCGCCCCCAACCGCTTGAATAGGGGGTGCTTCGGGGAATACAACCAAGTTATTTCCACTCATTTGGAACGGTAAATGCCGAGGCTTTTGAGCCAAAGACAAAATGCTTTCAAGGTCAAATGAAAGGTCTTTTCTATTCAAGGGGATGCAATAATACGGATTGCCGTTTGCATCAGCAGACGACATATTTACTGTATTTGGCACTCTTCGTAATCTTGTAGTTTGGCCAACTCTTTCATCAAGAGTATTTCTTCCTCTAAAGTTCGCTTCAAGTATTGCCTTGAATTCTCTAAAAAAGATTTGAATGTTTCTGATATTATTCGTGCGTTCCCCAAAGAGAAACAAATGAAAACCTCTTCCAGAAAAGAAGAGAGTATGTTTCCAATCATTTTGAATAACTCTTTGCATTACCATTTGAACATCTCTCCAAGCCAATTCTAAATCATTGTCATGTCCGTCAAAATCTAAAAACATTCTATCCAATATAACTGTTGAATCTATTTTTGCTTTTTCTGAAAAATGTTCAAAGTCATAAACGGTTGTATAAACATTTGTTCTATTATTTTGAGCATTAACAAACTCAACATATTCATTCCTCGACCACGCTATCTTTCTTTTCATTTGCGGGGCGTTCTTTATGTGACTCCCCGCCCATACTTCTCTCGGATATTTCATTGTTATTCCCTCCAAAATTTATTGTTGCATTACTTAGCATATTTTTAATTACTTCTGCTATATCGCCTTTCAAATAAGTTATCACTACTTCTCTAATAGCATGTTCAAATCCCATACCTACTAAGTTTTCATTTATTCTAATATCTCTCACTAAATCAAATCTTTCAAGTAAAGTCATTTCAGACCATACTTCTTCAGAAAGGATTTGTATTGTATTGTTTAAGTCCGATATTTCATTAAATGTCCAACTCTTTGACAAAACTCTTTTTCTGATTAATTCCTTCATTCATTCTCAACTCTTTCGTTCTTTTTCATCATAAGAGATATTCTATATGGAATAACTATGTTACAATTACATTTAGTGCAGCATCTCCCATCATTAATTGGTTGAGCATTATGGCCCTCATCCCAATATATATCACCGTGAAGGTGTTGTCTGTCTATCTCTCCTTTGCATATACTACATTTCATTTTAATCACACCCATGTATCTGTATTTGCCGCATCACATATACCGAAGTAAGAACAATGCGAGCAAGTCTTGTAATAAAACTTGGTGGGGAATTCTTTCTGCTCATAAGCATAAAGTAACTTAGCGATATTAAGTTTAACAGAAGTCATTGAGCGAGGCTTAACAGGTTCAACATAAACATAATTCGATACAGGATAATACCATCCCCAATGGCTAACTGCCATATCCTTATCAATGCCTAACTTAGCCAATACTTCTTCAGAACAATTCTCAATCATTAACTGATAGAAAGCCATTTCTTGACGCATTGAAGTACGCTTGTAATCTTTCCAAGGGCCGGTCTTGTATTCAAATGGAATTAAGTTACCATCTTCAACAAATACTCGGTCAATAATACCTTGAAGGTGAACCACATAATCTCTATTCAATGAAAACTCTTCATTACCATTCCAAGCACCGCCTTTGTATGGGCCAGCAGGGATAGTTATTTCACAATCAAATAGTCCTTCATTAGCAATAGGTAAATACTCATGTGTCTTTTCTTCGGTCTTTGCTTCTGCAAATCTCTGTGCTTCAAATGCCGCTACTGAAAGCGATATGTCAAAGTAATCATCAACAGGCATAAGACCCGTACAGTATTCAATTAACTCTTGATTGTTAAGAGTTTCAGCCTTCTTAACATCAAAGTCATTAAAGAAATTCTCACGATGATTATGCAGTACAGTACCTTTAATCATGGCTTCTGTTTGGTCTTGCGGTAGTTTCTCAATATAGTTAAACTCATATTTCTTAGGACACCAATTAAACGAACCTAATGACGATTTACTAATCTTCAAAATAGGCTTTGAAGGGTCATCATAATTCTCTGGCATCCAATTGTATGTGTATTCTTGCATTGATTTTATTTTTGCTTCGTATTTTTCATCTGTATTCATTTTAATTCACCTCTCGGTTTGCTTATTCCACCGGCTAATACCCAATTGTTATGATTTTCTTTATCTCTATAATCTTTAATTTCCCATTCAAGAAAATCAATTGTCATTAATAGATGGTCTATAAATGAAAATTCACCCAAATGATTTTCTGTATCTTTAACTATTGTATCTTCATAGTGTTTCATCATTCTCTCTTTTAATTTGTTTAATTCTTCTCTATTCAAAACCATTCCTCCAAACTTGCTTGTATTCTATTTGTTCTTATGCTCGATATATCCCATCCCATAGCCTTGTAAATGGGCTTTGCTTTATCCACTACTTGTTCAGCATAATGTTTCCAATCGGGCTTCACATCATCAAAGTCCTTCAAGGTTGCACCGGAAATATACTCAACATTTCTTCTATCGTGTTTTAGTGGATGAATCCACGATTCATTTGTCTTTACTTTCAAAAACAAATAAGAGTCGTCAAACTCTATATTGTTTTTCCAGCCGTAAATAACGCCAGCAATACCGGAACCCAAAGAAGGTGTTTTACCATCCAGCGTTACAAACTTCTTAACTGCACATGAGCATTTAGTACAGTATGGTAATTCTTGTAATTTCTGACATTCCTTTAGACTGTATTTTTTGTCGCAGTTGGGGCATTTTACCATTAGCCTATTTTTTCTAAGGCGACTTCTTTTAATTACTGAAGTAATCGGTACTTTACCATTCAAGGTATCGCTATAAACTCCATGTAAATAATTAGTGATTTCTGCGTGAGATTTGTTTTCAACCCACATTGTTAGAGTATTAGTTTGTACTTCTTTCGCTAACTTTGTTTCACTAACTCTTTTGGCAGTAAATCCTGTCATTGTGAATTTTGGCTTATCTAACCAAACTCCATCCTCCCAAGATACTAAACCAGCGTTACGGTTCTTAGTTGTACCAACGCCCAATGCCGAATAATACTTCTCAAACTCTAATTGAACGGGGTGTTCATCTAACCCCATAACATTAGGAAAATGTTCTCTAACACTTTCTTCTATTTGCTTGATTGCTTTTTCAGCCTTCTCGACTGAATCAATCTGAACATAAATAGAATCTGTATGTCCATAAACTACTTTCATTTTGAATCACCTATTCTTTGATAAGATATAATTCCCTTAACGACTCCATTAACAAAAAGAGTTACTTTGTCTTTTTTAATAGCAATTGAAGTCACATCATCAATGTGAAGTGAAAACCAATCTAATAATTCCTGTTTTGTTTTCTTATTCATTCTAATCACTCCAATGGGTGTTCAATATCTTTATCTCCAAGAGTCCATCTAAGTGCCTTAACTACTCCTTCTAATGCCTTGTAGTTACGCATATGATATATTCTCTCTTTCTTAGAAGCCTTCTGCATCTTAGTATAGTGCATGTTTTGTTTTTTCTCCGCCTTTTCTAACATAGCGTGTATTTCAGTCCATGTTCTATTGTATGTGAATGGCATCACATTCCCACCTTATTCGGTGCATATACTAAATTATTGATTATTAATTCAGGATGCAATTTTAGCAGGTCTTGTTGCATTTCATGTACTGCTCTTGCGATAAGAAACATTTCCGGTGTATCTTGGTCGTATAGACCTTCTAATTCTATTTCCAATCTTTCGATTTTGCCTTCTAAATCTCTAACTCTTTCGTCTAATTCTTCTATTCTATTAGCAAGACCTTCATTTTCTAATGTTAGTCTTTTAATTTCTTCATTTTCTTTATTCATAACATCACCATTATTATTGTTAGGATGGTTGCTATATTTACGATATTTACCATCATCAATATCTTATTGCTTCTTGCTATCATCTTCAACAACTCTTCAAGCAATTCATTCGTTCTGTCCATCATCATTTGTATTCACGCCCTGTTCAATATCAATGATAATGGCATTACGCTTTAGATTGTTCATCATTTGAAATAACTCCTTTACTTCTTGTAAAGTAATATCCCAAGTTTCTTCTGTGTCATAAGCCACTTTAACTGTTACATATTTTGTTTTCATTCATCTCCCTCCATTCGTACTTTGTATAATAAAGAACCTCTATGCTTTCCTACCACAACACATATTCTGTTTAGAAATTGCCCTAAACTAATGTTGCTCGGTGTAAAAGCAGTACCATGTTTTTCAATCATGGCCGCTTTTACATTTTGAGCAGTAAATGGTTCTTCTAATTCATTAATTATTTTCTTAATCCATTTCTTATTATGGCTATTCATTCTTTCATCTCCTTTGCCTTAAATGCCGCTAATCTAATTGCTTCTCTTGCACTTGCAGTAATAGAAGCGGCTAACTTAACATTAGCCCAACCAAACCCTTGATATGCAAGAATTCCATAGAAAGATGCAGATAATCGCTTTACTGCCATTTGGTTATTATACCACTTAGCATATTCACCATTGTTAGTTTCTCTCGCTTCTTTCATTTTTGCTTTGTAAATACCTCTTAGTGATTTCAATTCCAAAATTGCTCTTGGGATTAATCCTAATTTATCAGTTTTGTAATACACCATTTCCGTTTCTTTTACTTCACTAAAATCCCTCGGAGTTAGTATATTTACTCCAAATTCAGTCGGTACATCTGAAACAGTTTCAAATGAAATGTTTCTGGCTACAATCATACTTGGATATAGACCTGCAAAATCAAATGCCGCTACATTAAGCCATAGCCCATTAGTTTCTTCACTTAATGGGTCATAAATCATAGCCCCTTTGTATTGTTCTTTTGAAAGAACTTTAACTCCTGTCGGTGCTTTCCATTCAGCATTACGCATAAAATAAATTGAACCCATATGGCTTGCATAAAAGCAAGCATCAAATGGTGCTATCAATAATCTTTGAAGTGAAAGAATTGCTTCACTACAATAATTAGTTTCATCAATTTCAACAATCAATTCAACATCTTTTAGAGCATATTCAAGATAAGTTTTTGTATCTTCTAACCAACCATGTCTGTAAAACTCATTTGTATCGGGAAACTTTTCTGATACTAATTTCTTTTTACCTAATACACTTTCAGAAACATAATCAAGACTCAAAGACGGTAATGTTCCTCTTTGAGAATCATTCCATTGACGCTCAAAAGCCATGTCTAATGAAAGGGTTATGCGGCCTCCTATGGGTTGTTCGATAGGCGAGAAGCCCTTTTCACCATAAGAGAATTTGAAGCCATCCTTGACCTTTTTAACGCCCTTAATTGACCCAATCGGTGACATTATTGTTGGGTCAATTCCGAGAATACATGCTCGTTCAAGCAATTTAGGTATATCTGCAAAGTGACCGAACCAAGCAATTAGCATATCGGGGTCTTTGTCTATCATTGTAGTAATGAAATGTTCAAGCATTTCTTTTTCATTATCGAACATATACCACTTGCGGCTATCTTTGGTTCCCCATGTTGGCGATTCATCATCTTCTTCGTGAGGCCCCCAAAACCATTGATAGTATTGTTTCTCATAATTATCATACATTACAACAGTAGTAATACAATCATGGTATTCTCCACCCTGTTGCCACTCCATATCCCAATACCATTTACGCATTTTGTATTCTGGCATATTATTTAGATTATCCACACAATAGCGGAAATGATATGGAACATCTGCTTCAAAGGTTTTAGGAAATAGTTTTTGTGCATTCTTAATATCATAAGAATTATCCACATATACTTTCTTTAATGATTGGCCCTCAAGATTAACCCAATCTCCCTTCTCATATTCAAAAGGTCGAATTAAAGTCTTAGAAGGTCTATACGATGGTATTTCTTTAGCATCGTCAAGAACATAGAAATAAGGTCTGAATTCCTCAACTTTGCTTTTCTTTTCTCCGTTTTCTCTCCAACTTGAATAAATATTTTTATTGTCATTTGTTTTGCATATTATCATTATTATTCCCCATTTACATATGGTGCTTTAATTAGCATTCTATCATCAGACACAATCAACAATGGAAACTCATCTTTCATATAGAAATTAAGTAATTGGTCTGATTTGAAAAAGGCATACAGTGGGCCACTGAAATCTATGGTTGCATCTTCTCCAATAGCAAACATAGGCTCAAGTGACTCACTGTATTTATTTTGAACATTTAGCCTTGTGGAAAAAGAAGGTACTCCTTCTTTGTAATCTAATTTATAGATTCCACTTTTGACTAATTCACAAGTTTTCAAAGTCTTTTTGAAAGTGCTTTGCATCAAAGTAAATGCACCTTCAAACTTAGAAGTTTTACCGAAGTTAAACATTGTTTGAGGCACAGGTTCATATCTAACATGAGCCAGCATATTTTGAACCTTGCTAAGTGCATTTTCTTGAGGATGATTTACTACAAGTGGTACAGATGCTTTCTTTGCACCGCATTGAATTGTAACATAATCACCCACATTTATTTGTAAATCCCCATCAAACTCAGTTAGATAAGGAACAACAATTGCAGAGTCTAATACAAAAGTACCTTCATTCTCTGATTCGACATCTAATCTAACATTAGCAATAAATGTCGCATCACCATTGAACATAGACAATGTTCCGTCTTTCAATACACAATAAGCATATTGACTTAGACTTGAATTGACTAATCCATTAGTAACCAAGTGTTTTCCTTTGACACGCAAACTAACTAAAGCCTCTTTGAATTCTTTACTATCAATAGTAAATCTCAAATTAACCCCTCTCGCATTTCAGAAATACCATCCCACTTAACATCGCCTTTAGCAATAGTTAGTGTTTCCCAAGTCTTTCCAACCAAAGAAGTGTTTGATTTACTACTCTGCAATTCTGCTTTATAGACAACATCTCCCTTCTTTAGTGTGCGCTTTGTGTTAATTACTTGATGCAGATAATCTCCCCAATTGTGCCAATTTGGTTTAGAACCAATTACTTCTCCTGTTGCACCATAATCGGCCTTAGCATGAGTAATGTAAATTTGGTCGCAGTTTAGATTCTTACACATCATTAGAAGTGAATAGAATGGCGCATTACGCTTTCCCCATTCAAACTTCATTTTCTGTGGCTTTCCAATCTTAGAAGAACCTGTTACATGAAGTGTGCAACAATCAAGCCACTTATCAATTCCATCGAATACAAAGAGAACATCTTCGCCTTCTTCAATTTTAGACTTTACATACAAAACAAAATCTTCTGAATTTGCTTCAGACTTTTGTATGTCTAATTCACCGTTTTGATTTCTGACTTCAGGATTCCATAGTGTAATTCTATCTGTCATATCGTGGTTTTGTCGCCATGTTGGTTCGCAACCATCATCCCAATCTAAAACATAGATTTGTTTATCGGGGAAATCAAGAGCGATACCGCTTTTGACGGTCTTTGGTTCTCCCCAAATACCGCAAATTAGACGGTTGTTTCTCGCTAATCTCTCTCCGGTTTGTTTCTTTAGTTTATCCTGAAATAACAAAACTCTTTGATTGTTTGTTACCTCATTCGCTACTGCTTTCGTACTGTTATTGCTGTTTGTCAATCCCATTGGTTCTCACCTACCAATTCTTTTTCGTCAAGTGAAATTGTTTTACCGTGTATTTCACACCATAATTCCACTATTTCTTTTAGTTTATTTATATCGTTACATATGTATCTAACTTCTTTTGAGCCGATATGTAATTTAATCCAATATGAACCAAAATCCTTTTCATTCTCTTTGAATGTGATAAAGTCCACATTGAACAAATCAACAATGTAACTGTTTTCTTTTATTAAAAATCTATTTTGTTTAATATCCATGTATTTCACCGTTAATATCTATTCCTGTAACATCTTGAACAATTTTCATTTGTGTATTTCTTCTGTATGCTTTCATAAAAGCCAAATATTGTGAAGAAGTCATGCTTTGAATAATCATTCCTGCATCCGAATATATTTTTACTTCATATATTATTGAAGTATGTGGGCCTTTCGGCCCCGCCTGTAATTCTTTCCAAGAGATGTGCGCTATTCTATTAAAATAAATGAACGCTCTATCTGTCTGTATTGCATTTTCGTATAATTCCATTATAATCACCTAAAGTGTGGGCTTTGCACCCACTTGAATGTCAATTTTCCCTACAAGTCACATTTACCTTGCCCGAAACCCAAATCTCCTTCAGCCCCGACGAAGATTAGGTTAGAGTATCACTTCAGAACCAATCGAAGTTTTCCTCCACAGGTTGATTAGATTCAACCGGAGAACCGTGTCTAATTACACAATGAACACCGGAGGCATTAATTGTAACAGGTTCCACTTCACCATCAACTGTTCTTTGACTTGTTCTGCCTACAACATATACTGTTGAACCAATACCGAAATCTAAGGATAGATGTTCGGGAATCCAACAAGTTACAACGCCAGAATCACTTTCATAATTCATTTCAGCGTTAATGTCTGTAATGTTGATAATTCTATTACCGTTCTTAGTTGGAGTCATATTCATGTTACAAACTGTTCCATCAGTAATGATGTATCTTTCCTTAGAAGGAAGTGCTTGTCGCTGAATATGCGCTCTATCCAAATCAAGGATATTTACCAAGTTAGATTCAAAGTTTTCCTTCAAACAATTCTCAAAGGAAAAGTTACCCATATCACGGTAAATGTTGCTTTCGGGGTCAATGTCTGCATTTAGTGACAAACTACCCGAAGTCAAATCCTTAGCACCATAAATATCTGTACCATTAGAACCTTCAACACAAAGGAAATGACACCATTCAAAAGTGTTAGGTGCAAAATCAACACCGCCTTGATTCTTGTATGAGAAGTAATACATTCTCATATCTCCATTATCTAATGAACCATAGAATACTCCACTTCTTCGCATTTGTTCAGAAGGAAGAGGTTTTCCATAATTAGCATTGGTTCCGCCATTCATGTATGTAGCGGTATTATCCAATGGAATATAGACACGGCCATCTTCTAATTCTTCTGCACCGTTAGGTAATTCAGAAAGAGTTGCTTCTCTATATTCACCATTATGATAACGGGAAACTACCCACTTGTCAAGAGCATTCTTTGTTGCTACTGCAACAATACCATTTTCAAGTGCATTGTTTTCATCACGCAGGTATTCTTCTTTTGCTTTCATTCTGTTCCAAGCCATCATATCTCTTGGTGCGTCAAGGGAAACAAAGAATCCAAATGCTGCTTTGTAAAATGAATCATTATCATTTTTACTTTCATTACCATTCTTTTTCATTCTGCGGCTATTTGCCACATAGTTTCTCCATACACCCATAGATGCAGGGTTGGTTGTTTCAAGCCCGTTTGCTGAACATAGTTCCTCAAACTTGGCTATTGCCTCATCAACGCCCATATCAATATATGGTGCGCTCTTTTCGATTTCTGCTTTCATACTTTCATTCATATTTTTCGCCTCGTTTTTTTTCGTTTTGTTTTTTTATTATCACAACAATTGACCTACCATCCAAGATAGTAATACCTTTGGTGTCATTGTAGTGGAACGCCATTCTGTTTCTCCTATTGTTCTTAGAAATTTGAATTTGCTAATGCTATCAATTTCAGATGCGATAACTGCATCATGTAGCCCAAGACAGATTTCTCTAACGGTTCTGCCTTGATACAATAATTCATGTAATTCACCCAATATATTTTTATTTTTATTCTGTAATTTAATTAGTATTTTTTCATATTCTTTTAGTGAATTTTTTAGTTGTACTGCGAGTCCTTTATCGCTTGACTTAGCGGCTTGTAATTCCGTTACTGCTCGCCTCATGTCACCGTTCATAGCATATATAAAGGAGGACAATTCATTTTCATCAAATCGAGTTATTCTCTCATGTTCGAGTATTTGGCTCAATACGCTGAACATGGCTTCATTCGATAATGGTTTGAAATGGTAGTTTGCACATCTGCTTTGAAGCGCAAAGATGATTTTGTTTCTATCATTACAAGTAATAATAAATCTAATATTGCTGGAATATCTTTCCATAATTCTCTTCAATGCGTTTTGTGCATCGTTTGTCATTCCATCCATTTCATCTAACAAACACATTCTAAATGGTGCATCACCAATTGTGCCGCTTTGTGCTATGTTCTTGATAGTGGTTCTAACTGTTTCTAATCTTCTATCATCAGAAGCATTTACTTCAAAGAAGTTATCTTCATAATCATCCCCTAACATAGTTTTAGCAAAAGCAATAGCGGCTGAAGTTTTACCATTACCAGAATTGCCATGAATTAAAAGGTTAGGCATGTTGTTTTCTTCTAACCAAGATTCAGCATCCATTACAAAATGTTCTTGTCCGATTATATCACTTAGTTTGTTTGGTCTGTATTTTTCTGTCCATAGCATTTTTATTCACCTTGTATATTCTTAATTTTCTGCCTCTTGGCAAATCTTCATTTTTAATTTCTATGAAATTAGTTGAGTTTTTTAGCAAAGCAACCACTTGTCTATATGTTGGTATCAATCTTCTTGATGTGTTTTTACGAGTTTTAGAATTATAAAAAGCATCGAGTACCTCCTTCGATGTCATTTCTTTATCTCCTAAGACCTCTTTAATTTGCACAATGTATTGGTCGGTTCTTGTACCCATACTCAACCCACCATTACGCCATTATCGTTTTCTCTATCAATAGAATCAGACATTTGCTTCTGCTCAAACATTCTTTGCTTTTGACGAATACTAATGTCCTTATCCATCATATCGGACTTAACCCAATACAATTCACTGCCTAATTCCATATCTATTCTAATAACATTCTTCATAAAGATAGCAACTTGCTTATCGCCCTTTGCTAAGATGAAGGCATCTGCTAAAAACATTAATGATGGAACCATTAATTGTCCTGTTTCTTCTCTTTCTTCACCATCAACAAGATATGTGATGGTTGCTTTTCCAATGTGGTATTCCTTATTCTTCATAAATAATCACCTATTCTTTTTTGTTCTATTCTAATTGGGTCGGTTTTCTTTTTACGACCCTTCTTTTTCTTTTCGCCAATTTGAAGCAGTCGGCATTCTGCATTGTTTAATTTCTTTTTGAAATGTTCTGCTACGGTGTTATCCATACAAAGTTGCCGTAAGACGCTTGGATTCTTGACACCTAATCTTCTTGATAGACTTGGTATCTTTGAATATGTTCCTCTTTTCGGCATTGATATTCTATCATAAGAATTGCCTGCGTGAATATACGCTAACATTTCATAGAAGTATCTTTGACTCCATCTTCGCTTAACTACACCATCAACAAACAATAATTTGTTAGGGTGCATATTTTCATTTAACCATGACATTATTTGTGTGTCTGCTGGTTTATTGTATAACAGTAATTTGGCTACTAAATCTCTATCACTGTTCTTCATGTATTCTGCAACTAATGAATATGTATCTTTCTCATATGAGAAAGGTGGTTCACTATTAGGTGCAAGGTACTTGATTTCATTCTGCAAATGATTAAGAGAACCTGCTCTCTTAATTTTGCACATATCCTTAATTTGTTTAGGAACGCTCTTTTCATTGATTGAAGTCAATACTAACTGTCCTCTATAACTTCTGATAATGTTCATTATAATATCCGTTTGTGGTTTGTAATGAACATCTTCTATAATTATACCTGCACTCTTAGGATGAGAACCCAAGTCAAACTCTATATCATTAGCATAAACAATCTTTACTTCATCAGTAAAATATGCTTTTGCTTTTGTGGACTTTCCGGTTCCTGTTTTTCCTGTTATTAGTATTGGTCTGTTGTCATTCATATTTGTTAATCCCATTAAATCAACCCTTTTAATTTACATAAAGCATCAAACTTTCTTGCTTTAGGCAAGTCAGAATTCCATAGGTTATATCCTTCAATGAAGGTTTCTAATTTAGGACAATATTCATTTTCAACTAAATCAATTAATTTAGCAATTGAATCTTGCCTATATATTCTCAATTCTCTTTTGCTTATGTTTGCTACAATATTATGTTGTGCTAAACTTCTTAATACTGCATCTAAGAATTCGGGGTCGCCATTCAATCTTATTGAAAATACGACCTTATATCCTATCGCATAAGAAGGTTCACAAGTTAATTGAATTAATCCTCTTGCAAGACTAATTATTATTCCTTTTAATATTTCTTTATTATACATAACTATCACTATTTTTATTACCTAAGTATTTGTATTTGTATCTCAAAAAATCAAGACCGTCATTCACAGTCATAACTATTAATTCTTCAAAGGGAATCACATCACCTGCAAAAACAAATGATAGGCTGGTTCCTTGAAAACTATTCCAAGCCCTTGCTTGTTCTTCATCAATAGGGTCAGCAAATAAAGCAAAACTCCTTTCGATTTCATTTTCAATTAATCGTACCATTAGTCCCTTAATGAGAAGATTAGTTTCTTCTTCTTTGGTAGTACCATAAACTAACCATGTTAATGATGTAGCAGTTCCATGTTTATCTATCCATGATTGAATCTCCACATCATTAAACATAATTAGTCCTCTTTCATATACTCCATGTTTGATTTCCAATGTCCTATCGGCAGGTCATTAGTTTCCATCCAATAGATGTGTGCTTCGGTAATTCGTTTATGTCCGAGGTTTTTAGCACTTGCTTCTCCATTGGCTATCAAATTAGACACTGCGGTTTCTATCCATTCAGCGATAAAGTATTTCGCATTTGTTGATACTGATAAGTCAGTAACTTCTTTGATTATCTTAGGAATACTCAAAGTGGTCTTGCGTTTATACTTCGGCTTTGCAGGAATTTCCGGTACTATCAATTTACCGTTCTCAATATAAGGACATTCTTCGACTCTAACTAATTTCGGTCTGCCCTTAGCAATACCTACATCTTTCAAATGGGCTATACCATTTTCCACTTTAATACATCTGTATGTCCTACTTTTGATTATTGTAAATTCTTCTTCTTTAATCATTTTAATGCCTCCGATGCTAACCGTATTGCTTCTTCGTATGCCTTCTTTACAGGCCAACCATCTCTTCTAAAAGCGTCAAAATACATTCTATGTAATATCCAATTCATTCTAATCTCTCCACATCTTCTAAAGTATTGATGTCTGCCGCAAACTTATCATCACGGATTCTTTTACATCTTGGAAATCTCAAACCTAAATTACCCTTTTCATCTCTTGAAACTAAATCAGCACTAACTTCTAAGACTACTCTTGGCAAGAAGTAATAGGTATCATTCTCAAAATTCTCCACATTTCTTCTAAGGTTATGTGTTAGACTAACCAAATCCGCATCACTAAAACCTGTTCCGACTTTACCCACTGATACAATTCCTTTATCAGACTTAACACCAATCTCAAAAGTACCAAAAACATTGGCTCTTTTTCCTTCACCGTACTTAGCCGACATGATAACTACATCTAATTCTATTCGAGGCGGTTTGTACTTAGCCCAAAATGCGCTTCTTTTCCCTGCTTCATAGGGAACATCAGCATTTTTTACTATGATTCCTTCAAAGCCGTCATTGATTGCTTGATTGTAAAAGGCCATTACATTATCATCCTTCATTCGGTGAGCCTGATTTGGCACATTTTTTATCTTCTTCAATCTTTCAGAGAAAGAAATATCCATAATTGTTTCATCATTTAATTTAAGACAATCAAAAATGACCCATTTTACTGCGACTTTATCTAATGCTTCTTGATGATTCTTTGAATGTACTCTCGTTGCCATCTTTTTATGCTCATCAGGACTACCATCTTCTTTAATTGGATATATTTCACCATCAAATATTCCATTATGTATGGGATAACCAGAAACTAATTCGGCAATATCAGTAAATTGATGGGTAACTACTTTCCCTTTACGATTAAAAATAATTACATTCTTATCTTCTAAATGAATTTGGTATCTATTACCATCATATTTGTAATCAACAATTTTGTTAGTTGGCCATTTTTCCATAGGCACTTCTTTTGCTAACATTGGTGAAACGAAGGAACCGTGAACCAAATTAGTTGAAGGTGTTTCTTCATTTTCATATGAAGTAATAACAGTTTCAACTGAATTAAAATTCAAATGCTTCTTTACCTCTTTCAATTTTTTATTATAATGTTTAGCAATAACTTTAGTTACTGTTCCAGAATTAATTCCGTTTCTTGGTGTTCTCAACCAAAAGCGAATAAACCACTTTCTTGCTAATGCTGACATTGAAGTAATGCTTTCTGAAAGTAAAGTAAATTGGTCTGAATCAATTTTACTACAATCTAATTCTAAAAGACGAATGATTGTTTGAAGGCTGAAGTCGCCTTGTTTTTCTGCTTGGCTATCTAAGTAATAGACAACATCACCTAAATCATCATATGTTGAATAGTCTGCATTTATCTCACTATCAAATACATTATACATCTTGGCTACCCACTTCTTAGCCTTAGATATTCCAATGTTATTGATTTCGTATGCCTGTGCTAATATTCTCAATAGGCTTGACTTATCCTCAAACTTATCTAATTCTCTTGAAATTACTGTTACTTGTTGTGTTGGTGTAACTCTATCAGTCACTTCCAATAGTCTTGTCATGTTCTCCCATGTCATCTATAATCACTTCCATATTTTTATTTATTTTTTGTATTAATTCTTTAAGCAATATGCTTAATTTACCATCATGTGTGTCTGAAAAATCCCACATTATATTAGCAAGATAAATCCATTCACTCTTCTTCATTCTTAGCACCTGCTTCTATTACACCTAATAGTCTAAGGAAATTAGTCATAATTTGACTCATTGCTTGGACTTCTGCATCTTTACCTTGCTCAATTAATCGGTGCAACATATGAATCATAGTTGCTTGAGTAATAGCAGGGGCTAATCTTGCTAAGTTATTATTAGAATATATTTCCCAATAGCAAACAAAAGACGCTCTTGCTAAATAATTACCATTTCTAATGTCTGTATAACCAGCATTAAAATGTTCTAATGCCATAGGATTTTTTCTTCTCTTTAGTTTAATTTTGGTTTGTTTATACCACTCATCAAACTTCTTGAGATTTACTGTTATCATATACAATTTATTGTTCATCCATTTCACCATCCATGAATTCTCTCATTCCTTGATAGAAGTTACCAAAGCACAATTCAATGTGTTCTTTAGTAATACGACAACCTCTCCCTCCATTTGGAGGAACAGTCATTTTTTGTTCAACATACTTGGCAAATAAATCCATAATCTTTCCAGAACAAATACCAAACTTTTGTATTGAACCCATAGCATATTGTCGTTTTTCGTTTGCGCTTCTCAAACTTCTTTTTGCAGATTTTTCACTGACTCTCTTCATCTAACTCTCTCCTTAATATTTTCATTAATTGTCTTGCTTCGTCTAAATTAAGACGAATGCCTTTGTTTGTGGGTTTATCATTTTTGAACCATCTAACATCAATGACCTCAATGTTCCACCACTTTCCTTTTTTTATAAGGCAATCAGTCGTGGCATCCCGCACTATGCGCCCGACTGTCGGCATAGTATTATCATTCACTAAACCACCCCTGTTTGAATTTATCCAATTCTTTTCTTGATGTGAAATAGCGGGGAGTATCTAATTCATCTAAACGATTCACTACCCAACAAGCACCTCCTAAAGATGATACTTGCACTATTTCGTATTGTCCTCCATTTATTTCAATTACTTCAATTGTATTGACTTCGGGAACAAGCCCATACTTCTTAGTAATTTCATTAGCAACATCATGTATGTTCTCAACAACATACTTGATAATGTGCGCTCTTTGAATAGGTATCTTTGGCGCAACATCAATCTTCAAATTACCCGTCATATTACAGACTACACATTTATTTCCTTTACAAATAGGACATTTAATCTGTGCTTTATGCGGGGCAGGTAATGTAACGGTTATTGCTCTCTTCTTCACATTTATTCCTCCAACAATACTGCAACATCTGTTGAATAGAATAACTGTGCAATTGACATAGCCGCAAGGAAACTATTCTTAGTTACTTTAACAGGGTCAACAACATTCTGTAAGTTTTCTATTTTACCTGTTAAAGCATTGAATCCTATTCCATTAGAAGGAATAATTTCTGTCATTGTTGCGCCTACATCTAAATTACTGTTTGCAATTAAAGTTCTAATTGGTTCATGGAGGGCATCAACCAACCATGTTAAATCATACTTTAATTTAGTATTAGTTTCAATACCAGCAAGTGCTAAAGTTAATCCTCCGCCAACAACAATACCTTCTGCTAATGCTGCTTTAGTTGCATTAAGCGCATCATCAAGTCTTTCTTTCTTTTCTCTCATCTCAATAGAAGAACCAGCACCAACTCTAATCGTAGCAATTCCACCCTTTAGGCGAGTAATTCTGCTCTTAATTCGACCAGCATCATATCCTGTCATATCCTTTAGCGTTTCTTTTAGACGATTAATTCGTGATGTAGTATCGCCATCAGCACCAACAAAGGTAGTTTTCTCTTTTGTAATTATAACCTGTTCACAAGTACCAAACTCATCTATGGTAATGTTTGTTGGGTCGTCTTTAGAATCAGCATTGTAAATCTCTCCACCAATCAAAGTTTTAATGTCACCCAATTCATCTAATTGAGCATCACCAAAGTTAGGCGCAAGTATTACTGCACAATCAACAGTCTTATTCAGAATATTCATTAATAGATTATTCAATGAAGAACCCTCCATTCCTTTACATAGAATAAGCAAAGGTCTTTTCTGCGAAGCCGCTAATTCTAACATTGGCAATAATTCACCAAAGTTTCTAAATGGAATATTAGAAAGGAATACTAATGGCTTATTGAATACTACTTTACCTTCATCATTAGCCATTAAATGACTAATGTAACCTTCGGGTATTTCCATTCCCTCTCTAACCACTAATTCGGTTAAATGTGATTTAGATTCTTCAACAGTTACTACTCCATCTCTCCCCACTTTCTCAAGTGCGTCAGCAATTAATTGGCCCATATCAGAATCATTATTTGCGGCTATTGTGGCAATATCAAGAATACCACTATCATTTACAGGATAGGAGGCTACATCTAAATAGTGAACAATTTGCTCTTTAGCATCCTCCATCTGCTGATTAAATTCTTGAATAGACATTTTACCTAATGAATCCATAATTCTATGACAAATTGCTTGAGCCAAAATACAAGCGGTAGTGGTTCCATCTCCACTACCTTCTTGTGCTTTACTTGCTAAGTTTTGTACTAACTGAATTCCCATTTGAACATAAGCATCTTCATGTGAAATATACTTAGTAATTGTAACTCCGTCATTAATTACAACAGGAGGATTACCTTGTAAAATTACAGTCTTTGCTTGCGGCCCTAATGTTGGTTTAACTGTATTAGCAACCAAATCAATTCCTTGCAATAACTTCTGCTTTACTTCTTCTCCATTGATAATCATTCTGAATCACCTTCAACTACAATTGCAAATACATTATCATAAGGCACAAACATATGTTGTCCTTGGCTTTTGTAAATATGGCTATCATCATATACTACTCGACAACCAACCAAAGTCTTGTCCTTTACACAAGATACAACTAATCCTATGTTGTTATGTTTAATTTTAATTCCACTTTCAGTGGTGTTCTCTTCTGTTTTAATAATTACATAATCTCCTACTGCTATCATTTCTTTTCACCTCTATATTCTTCGGGTACGCCGCTTCCTAAGAAACCACCTTTTTCTCTCACCATTGCTAAGAAAGCAGAATTAAACTTATTCTTTCTCGCTATTTGGCAACATACTCTAATCTTATCTGTTGAATGAAGATTCCAAAACTCTCCATTCTCCCAACCAAACTTATGTTCAATATATTGGCATAATTGTTTTCTTGACATCTTTTCAAAATCCTCATCAATTTCTATTCCAAGAATAGGGCCACCTTCATTCTTTAGAAATGAATCGAGAATAACATAAACTCGACCCATACCGTTGATTGTTTTTCTAAGCAACCACTGAATCATTTCTTACCACCCTTTTTCTTTTTACCATTAAAAACCCATTTGTTTGGGTTTGGAATGTTTTTATCATTAGGATGGTTAAGTGCATGTTGTTTCTTTCTTTCAAGAACAGTCATAGTTAAATTATAACTTGCTCTTTCGGGATATTTTCTTGCAGTTGATTGTCCTTTCTTTAATGTTCTAAATCTCATTCTTCTTCGCCTCCTTTAATAATCTCATATCGAAAACCTCCCCATGCACCCTTATCTTTGACCTTAATCCAATTAGGTTTATACTCTTCAGCAAACCAACGCTTACCTGTGATTGTTCCGTATGGTGTCTTAACAGGTTGTGTAGTACTATTGAGTCGAGCCTTCTTACCTTGCGTTTTCAACATCTCAACATCTTGTTCAGCGAACTCTTTAGTTTCCCATTCACTGTATGCTCTCATCCAACAGCCACTCATTCCTCTTCATCTCCCCATTCTTGTACTCTTTCTGGTTCAAAGTCACGATAAATTTGTAATTGTTTTGGGTTTGTATTCTCCCAAAATCCATAATGACCTACTCCGCCTAAAACAAAAGCAGTTTCCATTAATGGTTCCCAAATACTAACTGTTCTAATATCTGTTCCACTAAAATACGCACTGCCAAATGGATGAGTATGAATCCATGTCTTAATAGGTAATTTCATACCAACAGGGTCAATCTTGAAATCAACATAACCCGAAGTACCGGATGAAATAAATATCTTATCTTCTGAATCAATAACAACTTGTACCTCTAATTTAGGTAGTATTTCTGTGGAAGCATGCCAAATACCTATCATTAATTCATCATTATGCCATGCGTCATTCTCATATCCATTTCTAATGAAATATTCTGCTTCTGCTCTTGCTATTTCTAAATCTGCAAGGTATTTATCATACCCATCATCACCATTTCTTTTTTCTTCTTCTCTCATAGCCCAATCACTGCTCTTGCTCATTATCGTCACCTCTTAAATTTTTGAGTACCGATTGAGTTAGTTTCTCAATCTTTGCTTGTAGTTTGCGTATTTTACTCACTTTACGCTTGACTCTCCACGATTCTTCAGTTAATGCGGCCAAGTGTAACTTCTTGACTCTAATCGTGTCTGTGGCCTTCATAACCTGCATAATATGTTCGGGTTCTGTGCTATCAACAAGGTATTCTAAACGACTTGCGATTTGCCCGTAACTTCGACCATATCGTGCTTTTGCTTCATCTATGCTTAATTCATAGAAATGGATTAACAAATCCAAATCCTTTTCAGAATCCCAAAAATCATCTGAATTAGATAAAGGCGTTACAAATACTGATTCGTTATTTGCCATGTATTCACCTATTTCTTTTGCAAATTGCTCATAGGATGAAAAAGTACCTGTTGGGAAATCTTCTTCAATGCCAAGATAATGAGCAGTTTCTTCTTGAACCTCCACACTATTACCAATTTCAGCGATTTCTTCAATTATTCGCTTATCTATTTTCTTAACTCTGTTTTTACATGCTGGAATGCTTCTCTGTAATTCTCTTGAAATGTCCTCCCAAGATACTTCATCATTCACATATTCCAACAATTGTGTTTCTTCTTCTTTACTCCATCTGCATGTCTTGTAATTCATTTACGCCACCATCTCTTCATTTGTTTCTTGTTTGAATTCCCAATTATGGAAATACTCATGTCTGGCCAGAAACCCGCCAGCCTCATTCATTGGGCCAATATATTCTGCTGAACATATCGAACACCAAACGGCTACTATTTTCTCATTCCAAATACAACCGTTCTTATCCTCATATTCGAGAATTTCTCCCACATTGTCTAAACTAAATTTCATGCGTTCATCACCATGTATTCTTTTACATCTTCGCCATTAAACCATCTTTGCACCCATTGTGCGCCAATTCCTGCAATAGCGATTTGCATAAATTGTACTCCTTTATTTGTTCCATCCCAAGAATCTCCTTGACAAGAGAATGAACCGGATGGGCCAGCCAATAAGGTATCATACATCTTAGGGTCTGCTTTATGTGACACAAGCGCAGCATTTCTGCCTTGCGCTCTCAAATCGAGCCATTTAAGACTTGTGTTATACAAGGTCTTTCTGATGCCTAAATTATCCACACAACAGATAATCAAATCATATCCTTTCATTTGTTGTTCACTAAGAATAGGAAATCGGTGCGTGTTTAATACGCTATCATATCTTGCAATAGCATCCACTTTCTTTTTAGATATTTCTGACTTTGTGAAGTTCTGATATGGTATATTCTTTGCTTCAACAATGTCGGGGTCTGCTACTGTGATAGCATACATATCCACCTTATCTAAGAATTGAATCAAGAATGACCCAATTCCGCCTGTTCCTATAACTAATACTGTTCTTTTCATTTTTATTCCTCCTTCTTTCCATAATGCTTTTCTCTAATCGCATCGTATTTTCTTCTATACTTGATATGTGCATGTTTGTAAAGCACAACTTCAAGCCCACCGTTACTAACAGGGATTAATACTACACATTCACGGCAAGCCGGTAGTCCTGTCTTATCGCAATCAGTTACGCTTGTATTGCTACAAACAGTACATCTTGCTCTTTTACTTTCCATATTATCTAAATTCATTTTTATTCCCCTATAAAATTAATATCCTTTCCTTTCATTTCCTTTACTGTATCAAAACCAAGAAGGGATATAATCTTCTTAGTTTCTTTGTGGATATTCCATCTTCTGAACCCTGTTTTTTCAGAAATCAAAACCGAAGTAATATCATTTCTAACAAAGACATTTGCAGTTATCCAACAAACTGCCGCAAAATAACTCTGCGCTCTATTATGTTCTGCTCTATTCAGAACAGGTTCTATTCTTTCTAAGACCTGTCTTGCTTGGAGATAAAACACATTGTCATCAGTAATTAGATTCAATACTCTTTGAAGGCTAAAAGAAGGATTAGTTTGCTTTAGGATTCTATTACCATAATGCTGGTTAATCTTTCTTGTTAATCTCATTACTCTTGTTTTATTACAATCAAACTCGGAACATATCTCCTTGAAAGTATATGGTGTACCATTTTCTTTCAAAGCATAATGCACGATGGCGGCCCCTCGTTCTTCATAAGAATAGTTAGCCATTTTCTTTGCTGTATATAATTCAAGATATATCTTCTCGACTCTTTCACCCAAATTCATTTGGGGTGCAATAGCGGCTAATGTCATATTACAGTGCATTAGCCCATTTTGCACATTCTTAGGAGTAACACTGTTCTTGCCAAACTTATTGAATTTAGAAGAACCTTTACCGCTAATTACTGAGCCTAATTTACCATTATCTGCTGAATGCACAACATCTCCTGTTTTATTCAAAATATGAACATTCTGTTCAAAGATTTCCTGTACTAAAACAAGTCCACAATCGTTGCAGATTCTTTCTCCCATTCTTTCATCAAAATAATTCTCTGTTGCACCGCATTCATTACATTTCATTAAAATCAACTCTTTCATTGTCATTTGGTTTTTTAATTAGGTATCTTCTTATTGTTGATACTATTTTTATTGTAAAAGTGTCATTAAGCAAGGCTAATGCTCTTGCCGCAAATTGGTCGCCTAATGGCGAATCTGAAGTCATATTATCTATACAAATCGGCCCTCTCCACTGCCAAGAGTTTTTAGGCATCTTTGGTGGAATCTCCCATTCTGACGAGTCTTTTATGGCTAATTCTGCCTCATATTCTGCTAATTCTTCTCGATATTTAACCATCATCTCAGCGAATTCACCATCTCTATATTGAGGTTGTCGAACATAAGTCTTTACCATTTGAATTTGGGATTTGTATTTATCATTCGTTAGCATCCAATCATATTCCTTTCCATGAACATAAATCTTTTCTAATTCGCCTTTCTCATAAACGGCTTTTAGTCGAGAACCATGTTGTAATAGCAAATCATTCACTAATTGAATTGCTCTCTTTTCAACAAGGTCTGAAGTTCGGTTTTGTTTCAAAAACTCAATCATTAGAGTCAATTCTGAATCTGAAGGTTTTCTGCCAACGGTTCTCTCAAAAAGATTAGCAGGAGAAATGTACTTCCATCTGCTTTTCTTATGTCCTTGAACATAAAAAGAACAATAGGATTCTAACTCCTTATTTTTAATTACTCCCCATGTACCGTCACTAACTTCAACTGCACATTCTTTAGCACTAATTTGTTGAATATTTAGACGACATTCAATCTTCTCAAAGTTATCAAAGAAATGATAAGGCGCACGATTCTCTAAACAATACTTGATATTTTCAGATAGGGAAAGACTACTCATCAAAGTTTTCATTAGCACAGGGGCTTCTTTCTCAAAACAAGATTTGAATGTAACTCTTGCTAAGGCATTACAAATGGTATTTAGGCTCTCAGCCTTTCCATTAATATAGTATCTAATACCTTCTTTAGAAACAATGATAGGTAATTTTTGAATATAGATTGTATGTTCATATTCATTACTTTCTCCATAGTGATTGTAATATCCTCGGTGCTTTCTAACTGCTAATTCCTTTTTCCACCAATTAACAAGCCCTGCATGAACAGGGTCTTTTTTGTTTCTAATGAAGTAACAATGATTGTTACTGAATCGTTTAGTTTCGCTTTTGATTTTGGTTTGGGAATATTGACCTGCATCATTTGGTTTTTGTACTTGTAAAATTATTTCTGTCATTATCATCACATCATATACATATTAGTATTGTCTTTATCGCACCTTTCGTGCATTTCTTTATTGATTTCTTCAGCAGTCAATAACTGCCCTCCACATACCCTACATCGGGTTGCAGTGTTCTTATTCTTTCGTTTATTCTTAATATATTTAGGGTCTTTGTCTTTCATTAATATTCACCACATATTTTAGTCATTTGTTCATGGATAACTTGGCACACTCCGCATTCTTCTAAATCAAAAGTCCAGCAATCTTGCAAATTCGCATCATGGTATGCCAAAGCCTCTTTTATTCTATTAGACACAGTTATCAAATAATTATCAAATCCTTGTAATACAGCCTCTTGTATGTCCCACAAACATTCCTTAAACGAGTATGTTAATCTAAATATTTTATCTGCATCTTCATTATAAGATTCGCAAACATTTATTGCATTTTTTATTTTAATCAAAGACTCTTCTTTTAGTCCTTGACACATGATTATTATTACTCTCACACACTCTTCATAATTCTTGAAGAGTTTCATTTATTTCACCTAAATTTCACATAGTCCACCGGCACAGGCTACTTCGCCTTTCAAATCGGTGTTGTCTTGAGTTTCAACAACTCTTGTCAAATCAACATCAGTTAATGACTTAGATAGACCGTCATAAGTTTCCTTATCACAGGTTTCAAATGGTGCTTGAACATATGTTCCACCATCATACGGTAATACAGATAGGCCATTGTAATAATGTCTATTCATCCATAACCAATCTCCAACATCAGCCCATTCATCTTCTTTCACAGAAATAGTCGCTGAAACATTATGAGTATTCAATCCGTCTTTATGTCCTGCACGAACCCAACGAATACTGAAATTCTTTACACGCTCTAATAAATCAAATACTGACTCATGGCGAGTAATAGCATTACTTGGTGCTTGTTGAGGAACAGAAATAACTGCCGTATCATGTGGAGAGAAGTATTCATCTTCAATCAATTCCCCATGATTGTCATAAAGATATGAGTAAATAGGCTCATTCTTTCCAACTCTAATTCTTCTTAGATAGAATTCATCATGCCATGCGTGAATACCACTTGAAGTACCTAATACAAGAGAAGTGGTTCCTGCTGGTTTTACACAGGTTGTTCTCGCCGCAGGTTTAATTCCAATTAACTTAGCAACCTTTTCATTCTCCTTCTTTACTTCGAGAGCCGCCATTTCTAAGTCTAAATGCTCAACAACATTTGAAGCAATACCTGTCATAGATACACCTAATAGTGCATCTTTTTCAGTATTCTTTCTCCATATCTCTCTAAGATAATGGAAATCAGTATAACCTGCTTGCAGTGTTCCTAAGAATGCTGCCGCACTAACTCTCATTTCTAAGTCTGCTTGGTCTTTTACATCAGAAGCATTTACCTCAGTTAAATTACAAAACTGATATGGTCTTAATGCTATTTCACAACATGGGTTTGTTCCCCAATCTTTATCATTACTGAAATAAATTCCGGGTTCTCCACTACCACTTAATTCAATTCTTTTCCACAAATCCAAAAAGAATTCTTTAGTGATTCTATGTCTTAGCAATACTGCTGAATTATTTGCACGACCTCTTTGTGGGTTATTTTCCCACCAACTGCCGGATTTACATGAAATCATTTCATTATCATCTGCTGAAAACAAACTAATCATAGCGGCTCGTCTGATACCGCCACTTAATACTGCATCAGCAATATGACACATAATATCATGTGCTTGAATAGGAGTTAATTTAGAACCATTAGTAATGTTTTGGAGTATTCCTTGAATCTTTACTAAACATTCTCTTAGTGGTTGAGGGCCGGGTGCTTTTCCACCAGAAGTAATTAAAAGCGCACCTTTCTCTCTAATATCTGAAAAATCAAATACAGGAGTTGATGTTCTAATTCCCATATAACATTCCATTAGTATTTTAATAGAATCAGCCCAACCTTCAATTGAATCTGCAACTAAATATCTTCGTTGTCTGTTAAGATTAGGTTGTTGAATCTCATTAACTAATTCAACATGGTGTCTTTGAACAGAATAACCTACTCCTGTTCCGCCGAGTAAAAGGAACATAGCCTCGCTAAACGCTATGTGTGAATCTATTGGCATGTATGCACAATTATAGACACGATTAGGACTCAATTCAATTGGCTTGCCACCAAATTGCATAGAGCGCATTGAAGGTAATACTTTCTTAGGAACAACAAAATGTTCATACACATTTCTAATATCTTGTTCTAATTGAGGATATGTCTTAATGTGCATATTCATGTTTCTATCGCAAATCTCTCTCCAAGTTTCTCTTCGTAACTTTTCAGCATCGTATTTTGCATACTTCATATGTACTGTAATATCTGATAATATCTGTATATTCTTCATCATCTTTAACACCTTAGTTTTGTTCTTTTGGGCCATTTATCTAATGTGGTGAAGGAATGTAACCAATCCAATCCTGTTTTTGTCACCACCCATTCTTTCTCTTCAAGAAATAGCCAATCTTGAAAATCATCTAATGCTTTAGTACCATGTTTATCAAGTAATTCCTGTGTTGAGGAATACTCTTCATCACGGTATTTTATGCGAGTATCACCACACGCATAAATATATCCCTTTTTGCTTCTCGCAATTACATAATTATTGGGATAAAAGTCGGGTTTTACAACGGCTACGCCATCTATTAATATAGGCGTAACGAGCGACCAACCCTTAATTTCGCTCAAATATATTTTAAGTCCATCTTCAGCAATAAAATTAACTAAATCAGTTATCATCACTGAAAAAAGGGGAGAGCGACTTTGCCACAATGAGCGTAAGGCAAAATCACTCCCCCCAAAAGGGTGAAAATAGGCTTAACCTATCTAACAAGAACCTCCAACAACAGCAGGGGTTAGGTCGACATTTTGTACCGTGTCCCAATTAATGTTGGCAATATCTTCTCTCGCAACCATTTCACCATCAATGAAGCACCAATGGGTCGGGTGTGAGTCAATCTGTTCGATGATTGAGTTGGACTCAAGCATCAATTCTGTGTGGCCTGTTTCGTTTAGAATTCTAATTTTAATCATAGTTTCCATCTCCGTATTTTCCTATATTTTTCACCCTATATTAAGGAGGACATTCAACCTCATTGAAGTCATGCCAAAATCGGCTGGCGGTGTCCGTCGCCTTCTGTTTTGTGATGTGCGTTCCTCTATTAACATTTAATAGAATAAGCCAATCAGCAATTTGCTCAATTGTATCACCATTACTCAACATAATGTGTAATTCACTCATTAATCCCATCATTCATCATCTCCAAATCATCTTTCTCAAATTGTCTTTGTTCTTGTAAATATCCTGTTAGAAGCATATCCATCTTCTCTTGCATATTCTCAAGAATACCTGCAATTATCTTTCTATTTAGACTAATCCATATTCTATGATATGTATTAATGACAACCTTTGGGCCATCATTCTCCGTTTGTGTAATCACAATCGGTGGCATTTCACTTGTATTTATTACTCTAAATTCAACATTTGTTTTCATTTCCATTTTTAATCATCTCCGATTTTATCTCGCTTAATACTAACAGGCGAGTTCTGTCTTTTGTTGTAATCAGTGGCTCAAATTGATTTTCCACTTCATTATCTTCTGTTGCATTTACAAGCATTGTAGCAACAATTTGTGCTAACTTTTGTGGACTTGCATTCACTAACAGTTTTGTTATTCTTTCCTTTACATCATCGTTGTATTGAATAACACTTAGACAATCTAAACAATCCATCTTTGCCATATTGTCTGCATGTTTATCATACACTAAATAGTATAGATTCCCATTACATATTTCACACTTCATTGGTATTCACCTTATCCTCTAATGCTTGGAAACAACCATAGCAATAATATCTATCTTTGCTAATTGGTTTTTCACAAGCCAAACATCTTTCTTGCATTTTTATTCCTCCTTCATTATATTCATTCTATATTTAGGATTGGTAGCGTTCCATGCCTTTGCCTTAACATTATATTTCTTAGCAAAGTGAAACTTAGGCCACCAAGCCGGTTGTTCTCGCATTTTCCATTGAGCATTTTTCCATTTGCCTTGAAGATAATAATGACGATAAGATTCAATTACGAATTCCCATTCATCATTAAATGTATTTTCTATTCTGTATAAATCATCCATAGTAATAGTTACAGGAGTCAATTCTTTGCAAGGAAAATTATGGTTTCTAAGTAATTTACCATAGTCAGCAACATCACTAATTCTGTCATGGGAACCATGACGCTTTTTATATCTAAAAGAAAACTCTTCGCAAAGGGCTTTACCATGTGCTAAAAGCCAATTGAAGTTATCTAAAGACTCTCTCGCCCAAATAGTCGAAGGATGATTCAGCATAGCAGGTTTCATCAAATGAGATTTGATTTCTTTGTGAAATGCTTTCAATTCTTTTAGTGATGGTTCAGAATTAAACTCTGAAACATAATACATATACAAGATATTAGTATGTAACATTTGACAACTTTCCGTTGGCATTTTTACAACATGATTGTTTATCATTTGTTGTGCCGCTTCTCTTGGACATTCCGATAATGCAAATATATTCATTCCTCTTCACCTCTAAACTCATTTATCCATTCTTCAATCCATTCATAGTCGTCTTTATGTTCGGCAACAAAGAAAGACATTTCTTGGGCGCAATCCCCAAGTATGCCATGTTCAGCACAAAACTCCAAGTATTCTATTCTGCTTAAATTACTAATTAAATCATGTAATGTCATTCTTCACCAACTCCTTCAAAGGACACTAATAAAGTCATAGCGGTATCTCTCGCACCTTCAATATTCCCTTCATCAATTTGTTTGACAATGAGAGCAGTGAAAGACACTAAGAGTTTTCTGTGTCTATTCCATTCTTTTTCAAGACGGGCGGCCAAATCATGTACTTTACTCATTTTTCTGCCTCCGTTAAATCTAATCCTAATGTTTTATACAACCAATCAACGAATCCTTCATCATTCATATTTTGTTGTACGCATTCTATACATTCTATTGCTTTTTTATAATGGCTCATTTAATCACCTTCTTTATTCCACCTTATTATCGGGGCAGGTAGCCCATTATTGTTATATTTAGATAATGCCTCATCTTTACAACCGTCACAGAGTCGCAATAACACCTTAGATAATTCGTCTAAGTCTAATGACTTAACTTCTATCTGCATGTAATTAGTTGCGCTTAGAGCGCATATATCACATTTAGGTGGTGGACTCTGTGACGGTCTTTGAAAAGAGCGTAACAGTTTTCTAATCATCTTGTTGCCTCTTCAATCTATTAATTTCCCAACTTGCTTGACGCTTAGTTAGTTTATCGAAATCATCTTCATAACCTAAGTCTTTGAGATAAGCGATTTGCTTTTCTGTCGCTGAATCTTGGTCTAAGATTTTTCTTAGTTTCTGTAATTGTCCGTTTGACAATTCTCTTTCTTCAGTTAGTTTCATCTTAATGTCAGCCAAGAAGTTAGTTTCCCAAGCATTAGAAGCAAAGGACTCATTGAAGTTAGGAATACCGTAATATCCACACATATTCTCAAATGTGTCGTTATTTGCACTCAAGAATCGAGCATTTTCGACTGCTCTAATTCTTTCTCTTTCTGCCTGTTTTTTAGCCTCTTCTTCTCGCTTCTTCTTCATTTTTAATCTATGAATTTCTTGAGCCGCTTCTCTTGCTGGTCTATCTCTTTCCCACTGTTCTTTACGAAGTCTTTCTCTTTCACGCTGTTCAGCCTGTCTGCGTTCTCTTTGGACTCTCATTCTTTCTTTATGCTCAATTACCGCTTGCTTTCGTTCTTCTATCTCAGTCTTATATTTCTCATATTCAGCAATCTTCTGATTAGACATAACGAATAGATAAGACAAGTCACGCATCAAAAGGTCATTTGGATAGCCTCTTGTTGTTTGTTGATTCTTAGGATTATCAGGATGATTCCATCTCCAAACCACTGAAGCCATTTTGAAAAAGCGAGTACCGAATTCACCACTACCAACCTTTCTAATCTTAGTTACATAACGGTATCTTTCAGTTTCATTACACCAATAGGTATTATTGGTAGTATGAACATTAAAGTGCAAATCAATTTCCTTGACTTTGTTAAACATCATCTTAAACGATTCACCGTTTTCAGCCCACCATGCTTCTGCTTTCATAGAAGCCACACGAACATTAATCCATTCTTGGATTTGTGCATCAGTAATTGCATCAATAGGGATTCCCTTATCTTCAGCAATTGACTTCATAATCAAATAAGTATTGATATGGTCTGAACCTACACACTCAATAACGCCATTTTCAGTATTAACTATCTCAAAATGATATACAACCGGATGGCCACAAAGACATTTACCACGGCCCATTTGAGAATTAGTTACCCAAGCAGGGGCCGCATCAGCATTACCCCACCAAACTTGTCCTGTGGCAATCCACTCTTCTTTGGCTTCTTCATAATTATCAGCATTAGATAATTCAGTTAGTCTGCGCTTTAGGACTTTATCCCATCTGCCGTTTCCTAATTTTCTTTTAGCCACTAATGTTTCTGCCATTTCACTCACCATCTCTGTATTTAGCATAAGCCATATCTTCTGCTTGTGCTATCAAAGCATCTCTATCAACCCATTCAAATAGGTCTTTCGCTATTCTCATAACTTCTTCTTTAACAAAATCAACTGCATCTTGTGGACTATTAACCAAGTCCTCTAAGAAATCAGACAATTCTGCCTGTGTCATGTGGTCGCTCAGTAGGTCAAATGTGGTGTCGTATTCGCACCATTCTAATATTTCTTCTAACATTTTATCACCTCAGTTAATCTGCGGTTTAGGGCCGCAATAGAATAAGTTTTTCTTTGCTCTTGTAATTGCTACATAGCAAATGTTGTTTTCTTCGCTACCGCCCTTTGGATGAGGCATTCTTTCAGTAGCAAGAATATAGACATTATCTGCTTCAAGACCCTTAGCCTTGTGAACAGTGGAAAGCATAATCTCTCCTTCGTCATTGTTATCGAATACTCTTTTAATTTCAGAGATAATTCCACCAACGGTGGTAGCCTTGTCTGTGAAGATAGCGATACATTCTTTCTTATCTTCAAGAGCAAGTGCTTGATTAACCTTATCTTGGCTAATCAACTTAGCATGGTTGAATTCAAAGTCAGCCATAAATAACTGCCAGAATTCTTCTGTACCCATGTGGTTGTTGCTTGTAATCTTCTTAACTGCATTAACTAATCCAGCCGTCATATCACGGCCAAGAATATATGCTGATTTACCTTGACTAATCAAATCGTAAAATGCACTAACTAATGGTGCATTATATCGGCACAATACCATATCGTTTCGTAGTGGTGTAAATGCCGCACGAACAATTACATTTCCTTCGGGTGCATCCTCATGTGCATGATAATCTGCAACATATCGGTTTGCTTCAGAAACAACCGATTTAGGACAACGCCATGTAGTAGTTAGTGGGAAATGGCTTATTTCTCTTGAACCATTTCTAAGACGCTTCTCAAACATACCAATTGAGTTTGAATCAGCCCCACGGAATCCGTAAATTGCTTGGTTTTTATCACCGACAATAATACATCGGCCACCATTTACACATCTTGAAATCAATTCTCTTTGGACTTCATTGAAATCCTGTGCTTCATCAACGAACATAATATCGTAGTGTGGCAAAGGATAGTTATTTACAATTGGCATCCAAACCATATCATCAAAATCAATCATATGAGTTTGAGTTTGGCACATCTGAAGAATGGTTGGCATTATTTGAATTGCCTGTTGTTCTTCTCTTTCTGATTGAAACTGAATATTGTATTCATCAATCAAACCACGAATTGCAGTTACATTGTTTCCTTCAACCATAGCACCTTTTACAAGTGATACTAACTTCTTTAGTGGTGTAACATAATAGTCAGCACCTAATACTTCTTTAATGATGTTATTTACCTTGTAATTATTTACTTTAGTTCTAATACCAGCATTTCTAATTGCTGCAAATCCAAACGCATGGAAAGTCTTTGCTTCAACATTTTCTGGCAGTTTCTTTGCTAATTCAGTTGCAATAGATTTGTTAAATGCCAAGAAAGCACAATCCTTGTCTTGTACTCTATTTGCACCTTCAACAATTGTAAAGGTCTTGCCTGTTCCTGCACCAGCATTAACAAACACATGACCCTCTGTGTTCTGTATAGCGTTCCAAATCGCTTCTTGTTCTTTTGTTCCTTTTATCATTTTTATTCCTCCTTATTGTTATTTATAGGGAATGTGAAAAGTCCGATTTTCTCAGACGGTGAAATTGTGTAAAAATTTACACTGTGAATGTGGCGGGCTATGCAGGATTTGAACCTGCGACCAACGGATGTCTTTTGGGGAAATAACTGTGTAAAGATAAAAAAACACATTACCGAAAGGAGGTGATATGTTATTATTACTCGGCAAACCCCATTAAAAGCCCGTTGCGCTACCTGACTGCGCCAATAGCCCAAGGATAGGTTTAGGGAGAACTGTAAATTATGTCTAATTTACTTAACTTCGTTAGTTGCGCCTGTTCTGCAACCTAAACCTAAAATGAGAAGCATTGTTTGTTGTTGGTGGAATTGCTCACGCATTCCCGCTTACTCAATCTATCCCCCCCGTACAGTATAGGTTCGCCGGTCACCCCTGCCTCGACTTCATAATCCATATGAAAAGAAATCCTAAACAATTCACCAACAAGAATTTTGACTTTAGAATTAAGTCATAAAGAAAGAAAGCCTCCCATTTCCCCGAAGAGAGATGGGAGGCAAATTCACCGACGATTTTATCTCACTGTCATCGGTGTACGCATGAAAAAGTTGATACTATCATTCTTCTTCATCAGATGGTGTTAGGCTTTCCAAAAGGCCATCCCAAGCACCTGTCGAATACAACTTTTGCAGTTTTGCTCGCTCTCGCTTCATAACTACATTTGCATATTCTTCTGCATTTTCATACTGTCCTCCACCGGACTTAGTGTGCTTTAGAGTAATTACACTCATAATTGGGTGGTGGTTGTAGTAATTAGTTGCGGCTTCTGTAACCAATCCACAAATCTTGTCAATTGATACTCTAACTGCGGCTGGCACATTTGATTTTGTTCCTCTTCTGCCGAAAGGTGAACCTTCTCTGCCTTTTAGGATAGCCTTTAGTGCTTTTTCACAAGGTTCTCTCTCTTCAGCATTTGCGGTTCCAATCTGCAAATTTAATTCAACGATTTGTCGTACACCTGCCGGTAGTGCGTCAGTTGCGACATACTCGTTGACCTCTGCAACCAATCCATTCCATGTTTCTTCATCCATATTTTTCATCTCCATTTTTACGGGCCTCTCTCGGCCAAAATAGCACCACTCCGGCCCTATATTAAGGAGGACAATTACCAAAATTTTGCTTATTTTCTAATCGCTATGCGGGTGAGTATTTTTCCATTTTTTCACTAAATCAAACAAACAAGTTAATCCATTTTCGCCCATGTTAAGGTCAATGAAAGATAACTATTATTCTCACGATTGTTCGCATTTTGAGAAATATAGGTTGTGCAACACAACCCTATCAAAACACATCGAAACCTGCAAAAACAATACTTCTCTTCTCTTCTCATGGGGGGTGTCTTTTTTCATTTATTCTGTGGGGCATAAGTCCTCTATAATGATAGGGTTATGTAAGACCACTGAAAAAAGGCCTTCCCCCCATGAGAAATGAGAAATATGAGAAATATAAAAATAATAAATAATTTATGTTACACAACCCTTCCGTTTTGGCCTCGATTCTTCTCTTCTCATTCTTGAGAAACAATGAGAAGTATTGAACACTTCACCATTATATTGTATAATATTATTATTCATATAAGGTCAATTGAAGATAAGAGTAACAAATTGTTATTCTATTATAGGACATATTTGTTGTATAATTTTGTTCTGTGTTTATAGTCGAATTAGGTATGAGTCGCTTTGTGATGAAAACCCTGTACCAAATCGGAGAGTGAAGTTATGGGCATAACATACACACGCACTATGACCTTCACTTACGAGGGTGACATAAACCATACGCAAGAAGCAAAGTTAGCAAAAGACCTTCAAGACAAGGGCTTGACACTATTTGCCAGATTTGGGCCAATACAGGAGTACGGCTTCAAAGAAGTGACTGAAGAAAGAACAGTTTGGGAAATACGACAATCAGACCCTAACGGTGACACACTAATGAGATGCAAGTGGAGAAGCGATGCACAGAAAGCATATGACGCATTCCACACTTTAGTTGATATTGAATTGGTTACTATTGAAACAACCTCCACTTCTCAGCAGTGGGTTTCTGCTCAAGGTGCTTGGCTTCACTTTTCAGACGACCTATTGGATAAGTTAAGAGGCGATAAGGACATTTACAAGGGCAACCTATTGTACCACATGGAAAACGATGAGGATAACCACATTGTAATGCGACCATCATTAGTTTTGGACACCTATGGAAAGCATGTCTTAACATTTGAAATTACTTGGAGTCCTGAAAAGATTCAGCGTAAAGACGCTATTGAATCCGCTATGGTTGATACTGTATTCAATGACATGGTTACTCTGAAGAAGATTATCGAAGGCAGACTGAAATTGAAGAAATACGGGATTGATGTTTCAAACCCTGAAGTGGACTGCAATTTCAAGGCTCATACTCTAAATGAGTCTAAGTGTGCGCCAGACATCATTCAGAATATCAAGGATGGCAAGAAGGGCTGATTCAATATGTCCTCAAAAAAACTCTCTAAATCTCAACTTCTTTAGAGGGTTTTCCCTGTACGGACAGGGTTTTTTAACTGCAAAGCATTACAATACCATATGGTTGGCTTTGCCGTATAACGAAAACCCTAATGTGTACTCCCTCTTAGAAGGGGCTTGTATGAATGCCAGACTTATTCGTATTCATACAAGCCCCGTAAGGGAAAGGCGCAACGGGAGGAATAATTAGCATCATTCCTCTTCGTCGCCCTCCGTAGCGTCTGTGGTTGCCTCTTTAACAGGAGGTGGAGTCATCAATGGCACATTACCATCCATGGAACCATCCCAACGGGAACCGTTCTTATCTTTGTGTGCGTTAAGAAGCGCACGATAAGCCTTGTTACCCATCTCTTCTGCAAGGTCGTTAATAGTTGCATAAGCACCGCCAGAGCGACCATGCGGCAAGATAACCTTCAGAATTACATCAGCATCAGTAAGTGCAGCAAAGGCACTGATAACTGTGTTCTTCACAGAAGTCGCATTTAGCAGAACTTCGTCTGGAAGGTCTGATTCTCGGCCTCTGCGGGCTGATGGGAAATCTGAGTATTTCTTACCAAGGTTTCTAATTGCACCCCAATAAGTATCTCTCTCATCGTCGTTTTCTGCGTCGTTTCCAAGCATGATTGATAATTCAATCGCTGGATTGACGGGGCGAGCCTCTTTCTCAAGCCACAGTGTAACTTGAGCCGTGTTCATATTCCAATTCTCTATCTTCATCTTAAATCACCTAATTATAAGTGGTCTAATGCTTCATATTCCTCCCGAAGCAACCTAACTTGGTCGTGGAGTATAGGGTTGTAATTAAACAAGCGCAAAGCGATTACAACCATATGGTCGTGCGATTTATCTTTGTTGAGTGACCCTAAACTTGACCGAAATGGTGTTATTGAGGAAAACCAATGAAGTTGGATAACTACAATGAGAAGGTTGAACTCATCGAGCCGTGGTTGCTCAAGAAAAAGGAGGTTGTTGAAGCCGAACTTCAGCAATTTGACCCTAATTCTGATGACTACGACGAAAAGGCACACGAAGCCGTCAAAAAGCAGAAAAAACTGCTTGGTGGCGTTGAAATGAGCCTTGCGATGTGTGAATACCTTGATGATAGCCCCGAAGATACGAAAGAACGCGCTACTTATTGGAATACAATGAGAATTAGCGGCTCTAAGTTTTCTGATTGGCCTATTGAGAGCAAGAACACCGGCAGTAACCTAACCACTGAGCAAAAGGTCGTCGCAAACCACCAAAAACCGCTTGTAGCGGGCATTTTCAAGGAAGTGCTTGCTATTGACGGCGCAGAAATGGTTCTAAGACGCCTTATCACGCCAAGTGCGAGAAAAGGTGGCTGGTTCCCTCTTGGTTCTCTTGAGGATGAGATGAATAAGTTACACGATAAGGTCGTGAAGGTTGCACTAACCGACAAACTCGACCGTATTTCACTCAAAGTGGAAGAAGATGTACTTAACAACATCAAAATGCCGCCTCTAAAGCCTAAAATCGAGCGAAAGCCGAAAAAGAAGGCCGAAGAAGCACCAAAAGCACCGGAATCGGCTGAAGAAGAGGAATAATCCTCTAAATCAGCAGTATTCACGCTTGTTACGCCCAAATATGGGATTTTTGCCTTCGCAGGGGGTTCGCCCCCTGTGGAGGCTCATTTTTTTTGGATTTTGACCTATACCCCAAAATTTTAGCCCTCCCTACCCAATATTAAACAAAGATACAATACCATATGGTAGTGGCTTTGTCATTACCGTATCATAGTGTATTCTCACAATAGGTTACTTGGAGAGATATATTATGTCAAGGTTGCATGTAATAATGGTTAAGCAAATGTCTAAAGGAATGGAAAAATATCAATTTGAAAAGTTCCAAGATGCACTATTCCTAACTATGGAGTCTAACGGATGCGAGTCCTTTTTGGCTATTATGGAGGCTGAAGCAAAAGGATTCATGGATTGTGTTATGAGAGAAATGACAAAAGAAGCGGTATGGCTTGTGCAAGAATTATTGGGGGAGTAAAAATGAATTGGAAAGAAACAGAAAATTACAAGAATTTTATCAAGAATGTAAAGAAGTACGGTATGAGTAAAACACAGTGGCGCAGATTGCGTCATGTTCAACAGGGGGTTAAACAATGACTTGGAATCCACCACAAGGAAAATCAGATTTTATGATTGATAGCGAAACAATGACGGCTCACTTTTGGGCTGATAACAAAGAGGACTTGAAAACTATGCTAAACATGCAAATGGTGAGTTTAGCATTAGGGGGTTTCAAAATCAAGTGTTATGATGTTTCAGATGTTAAACCGGAAATATTTGGAGATGATGAATGATGAAGATATTAATGTGTGTTAAGTGTGATAATTCTGTGGGGTTCTGTGTATCATTTGGATGCGTGGAACCCCCACTAATGGGGCAAGTAAATTACAAAGCAACCATATGGTTGTAATAACTTTGGATAATGAAATGTTACAACCCTATACCTGCGGCCACAGTATTTAGTGCTGGAAGTAATTAATCCGGCAGACATTGACCGAATGCACCTTTGATAGCGGTGTAAGGTAAATTGTTTCGTGTGGTGCGACATCACCCATTTACAAGGCGTAATCTTGCGTGGAGTAAGTGGTAGCGATGAAAGTCCTTGAACCTCAAAAGGGGAGTCAATTAACTGTTGGCTTGGATAACAATTGTATGCGGGCTTTCTGAACAATAGAAAGTTATCAAAGTCAGTGCGAGCCAATCGCATCCGTATTAGTGAGTAGCCAATCTCCTATGTCACCCCTTTAGGGTTTGCCAATAATAAGGTTGAAGTTACATACATGGCGTAGTGATGTAATTAAATTGATTCCTTTCCCACCCATTATATTCCTATGGCGATTAGTGGCCATAAAACCATAGTGGAACAAACCGGAAACAATGCGTTGTAAGACCGATATGAATGTAGTAGCACTTTTGAGCCATGGTGACAAAGTGTGAAACACAGGGCCGTAATACGGAGTTTGGAGTACGGGGAGTTCCATTAGGGTTCGTTTCACTGTTACAAAGATAAAACCATATGGTGTGGCTTTGCCAATAAAATGAACTCCCTATTGGGCCACCCACTGCAATAGATTCAGTAATCCCCTTCCTAAGAGGTTTCCAAATTACCTATTACCCGTATCAAACTCTATGAACAGGATTCTATTACAGTGGGTGGTGGAACATCAGTCTTTAGGCTTCCAGCCCTTCTTCCAAACCGGCAAGTGAGGATAGGGCTTAGAGCCAAGTATTCTAATAGCAGTCCAATATATGTCTTTATTATATTCCATTTCATCTTCTTCAGTTTTGAAGTATAAAACGCATGAAAAACGCATAGCAGTAATAACAGCGCATTTATCGTCTTGCTCATCTATCCAATTCAATATCCAATGGACTCTTTCATCTCTTCTTTGTGTCATTTTAATCACCATACCTGTGGAATACCATCACCAATGTATTGATTTGTTCCAGCCCAATAAGTACCGTTTAGATACCACATATAGTTGCGTTGAACGATGTTAACATTTGGTAGCGCATTCAATCTGTTCTTGGTAGTGCGTGTCATAAATCCACTGTGACTAATCCAGAGTTGTTCGCTTCTTGGTGTAACCCATGCAATTACATTACCATGTAATAGCATTTCAGAAGATAGTCCTTCAAGTCCATCATCAAACACTTGAACTACTGTATTACCTCTCTTGAATGGTATTTTATTCATCAGTGCATAAGCCGCATCAATATCAATTTGTGCCATAATTATTCTTGGCTTTAACCTTCAGACAGGGTTTTGCAAAGCACAACCATATGGCTTTGTTCAAAATTTTTATTTCTATCTTCTCATTCAAATATTGGGTTCTAAAGGCTCTTGTTTAGCACTTTTGGCTTTAATTATCATAGAGATTAGCCGCAGCATTTATATGATGAGCCACTTTGGACATTATTGTTTGATATGGCCGATGGTGACGAGGCATTAGAGATACTGAATGATATTAATAAATACATTAAAGAAATGATAGACGATATTAAGCAAAAAAGAAAGTCACCGCAGCAAATAGACGATACCGACAATAGCAAATTAGACAAGATTACCAAACAATTAAGAGATGCTAAAACCAAAATAACAGAATATATTAATCTAATATACAGACAAACTTCACTATCTGATTTCAAGCAATAAATAAAACCACATAATTAAATGATATGATTTTTATTCTGGGAATATAAATGAGAAAAATTAAAACCGGGCGCAAGTGCCAAAAAAATTCCGCCACATTTTTTGAGAGATTTTACTTATGAACAAATAACAGGAATTGATTATTATGACATGGAAAGACAGAATTAAGAAACAACAACTTAATGAAACTTTGTTGAATAGAAATCTCCTAAAAATACAAGAAGATATGGAAAATAAATTGATGAAAGATTCATCCACTATTTATGAGTTTCTTTTAGAGAAGGTTTTTTCTAATGATAGAGATAATAAAACATATAGAGAATTAGAAGATATGACAGAAAATCTTAGATTTGATACGCTGAATTTATTAGAGAAAAAAATGAAAGAATACATTTCAGAATTAGTGGATATAATTGAGAGTGATTAATATGACATGGAAAGATATACTAAAAGAAATTTATCCTAAAGGAGAAGAACCGAGAGGGTATAAAAGAAGTCAAGAATTAAAAAGAATGGCCTATAAAATTATGAAAGATAGGTATGGGGAAAAGGAGTTTAGATTAACAAGCCCAAGAAAGCATAGTCCAAAAATGAGAGGGGAATACGAGCATTTAATTGAATTATTGAGAGGCGGTATGTCGCCTGATATGGCGGCTAAACAACCCTATGTTCCTAAACCACGCACAACTAAAGAGGAAGATGATGCAGGAGAAGGATGGGAAAGGTGATTAATATGACATGGAAAGATATAATTAAACAAGACGAGCAAAGCAGAATAGAAAGATTTAGAAGCCATTTAGAAAAGAACCCTTTTTTGAAAACAAAACATGGGGCAGAAGCAGAAGCACTTATTCCTCAATTACAACAAGCAATAGGAACTCCCCAATTTGAACAATTGGCTTCTTCTATTACTTGGTATAAGATTTGATGTGATTGATATGACTTGGAAAGATGGTATTAGAAAGAATGAAAGCGAAATAGAAAACATGCTAACTGACTTAAAGGATAAACTTAGAGATGCTTTATCCTATAAACCAGAAGAGGTAAAGAACGAACAAGGGCAGTTTATACGAGAAGAGGTTGAGCCGGTGCTTGAAGCATTTAGAGAGGCTAAAGAAGCAATAAGGTATTTAACTGAAGAATTAGCAGAATATGGTGAAACATTAGGCGTATGGGATGGTTCCTATGGTTATGATTATTTGCCATCAGGTGATTTTACTAATGAAGATGATTAATATGACATGGAAAGATGACATTAAAAAAGATGATTTCGGGGTTGGGCCAATTACTACTTTGAATAATCTTTTTGAGGCAATCCGAATAGCCCTAATAACTAATAAAATGGTTATGAACTCTAAAACTTCTGAAATAAGCGAACAAGATAAAGGGCTTCTTACAAGCAGTAGCCGCTCTTTAGATAAAGCACAAAAACAAATTGAGAGAATGATGAGGCGATAATATGACATGGAAAAAACTACTAAAACAAAGAAGCGATTTCAAATGGACTGTTCGTGAAAAATTAGATGATTTAATAGAGGAACTTGCTAAAACAGAAGAAGCAAAAGAAGAAGCAGCGAGTATTTCTGATATAGACAGACTGCTGATGCCGGAAATATCTATTATTAGTAACCTAATGAAGTATATTGAAGAATTAGATAGAGATAAGTTTAATCTTTATCCTTCAATAGACCAACCTAACCCTGAAGAATATGTTGAGTGATTACTATGACTCGATGCACATTACTTGATACTTGGTTTGATGCTAAATCTAAAGAATTAGATAAGGCAGAAAAAGAGAAGAAGAAAGATTTGATTACAGGTGAAAAGAAATGACATGGCAAAATGTAATTAAAAATGAACCGACTATTTTAATTGAAGGTCTAAAAAATATATTAGATGAAGCACTTGATGAAATATCTGATGAAGAAGGTGCAGTATATCAAGGAAATAAAAGAATAAAACATAATGGTGGTTCTATTAGAATTACGCTTCATGTTGAATCAACCCCTCCTAATCAAATGGCAAGAGTATCTTTTACAGGTAAAACAGGAATTGACTTTGATTACCAAATTTATAAATTAACAGAAGAAGGTAAAAAATGGGAAGGCGGTTTTGTTGGAGATAGTAATGAATCTATAAGTGAAGAAATACAAAGAAAGATTTTATCCGTTGCAGATAAAATGCCAATATATCAATATTATTAGGTGAAAAGAAATGACTTGGCAAGATATATTGAAGGTTGATAATATATATGATACCTCAGACCCTTTATATGATTCTGAGGCAGAAGAAAGAATTAGAGAATTAGGACAATATTTTGATGAAGATATTGATAGGCAGGAATTAGAAAAGCATTTAGAAATTGAGTATAATGTCGGAAGATTTACTGAAATTAGTGATAGAGATTTCAAAAAAGAAATGAAGAAGTTAATGGATGATGCCCCTAATTCTCATCACATGGATTATAGGATTTTTATAGATATTGAAATGAATGATTGGTTTCAATGGCTTGCAGGAGAAATAGATTTATATTTCCCAATTAAAAACGCATATAAAGAAATGGTCGAAGATATAAGAGGAAATACATTTTGAGGTGAGAAATATGTCTTGGCGAGATATTATCAAAGCGTTTCCCGATGTAATCCATGATAAAAACGGCGAAGTATTTCACTTTGTTGGCAGACAAGGTAACTTAGGTAAATATTCTAACGGTGAAAAAGAAGTCCTATTCGATGAAAAGAAGGCTAAACTCAATGCGCCATCTAAAGGATTAACTATGGATGATGATGTCAAATTTCAAATAGAGGATGATACTAAAGGCACATCTTTTCAAGAATTCAAAGAGGCTATGGCTGTCGCAGTAACTACTACTTCTTCGCCAGCACTGTTTAATACTACATATAACCAGCGAAAAAAGAAAAAGGAGGATGAGGAATGAGTAAAAAGAAAAAGACAAGTACCACCAAGAAAAATCAGAAAGAATGGAAAGGTATGAAAATTACTCAAAACACTTCAAAGTCTGAATTTATTCAAGACTACCTTGCTTGGAAAAGAGCATGTACCGGAATCAAAAGTGGAAAAATGATGGTTCAAGGTATTCCAACATTGTATGATTTTTTGGTTGAGCATGTTACTTCGACTTCAATGAGAACAGGTAGCAGAAACCGAGGCCATGTGAATTCGGGTGCAAATAAATACATCAAGTTACTTGACAATCTATTAGAGAGAAAATTCTATACTGTTGGTGATGAAATGATTATCAAAAATTTAGGAGATGCTTTAATGGCTCTGAAAGGTACAGGAAAAGATACTGAAGAATCACCTGCATTAGACCCCGGTTTTATTCTATTTACTGAAAGTAAAAGAGGTCGAAGAGGACAAAAGTTAGCACCTAAGATTGTTCAAGGACATTATCGAACAGAAGCCTATGCTAAGAAAAACAAAACTTCTGCCGCACCCGACCATTGGTTCACAGGTACTAATTTACCACACAAGGCTTTGTTTAACGAAAGTGCTGATGATGAATTTAAGTCAAGAGGATTAGCAGTAATTATGCAAGATGTAAAAGGAAAACTTGCAGACATTACAAATGAAGTTGATGATATTCCTATTCCCGAAGATGATAATATCCAAGAATATGAGGCTCTTGGTGACATTGAACAATTCTTTGACAAGGTTGTTAGAAATGTAGGATTTTGGAGTAAAGATGGTCGTCTATTAGTTGGGCCTCTCAAGAGAGAATTTGAAAACACTCAATTCAAATTAGGTATTCAAGACCAAGATGTAATTAGAGAGTTTCCAAGATTAAAGCAAAAAGATGCACCCGCAGGTAAAATTACATCAGTTACATTTGAGGCTTCACCACTAACATTAGTGACTTTAGTTGATAGAGCATTGATACGACAACAGCCATCTGGCCGTAATGGTCGAAGTGCGCCTAATGATGAATTTGCTTGGCAGAATGCAATTAGAACAGGATTCGATTATAGAATAGCCGGAGAAGAAGAATTAGTGTTCCCTGTAAATAGTGTTAGAATAGCAAAAGAATTAGCAAAGATACCGGAGATTAAACGATTTGCTCAAGGTCTTTTGAGAAAGACTAACTTATACAATGGGCCTAATTTCCAAACTTCTAATGCGGCTAAACTCTTAGCAGAAAAGAAATTTAATTATTCTCCTACTTCTCAACAAGCAATTCTTAATTTGTTTAGAAAAGAAAAAGCACAACCTAAATCTATTCAGTTAAAATTAACTAAGAATGCTATGAAGGCTCTTTTGAATCAATCTGTAATTACTCGAACAAGAGATTTGCAGAGTATGAATGCGCCTAACACTGATGAGAAAATTGTTTTGAAAGGAATGTGGCAAAGCCTTCTATGGGGTTGATTTAATGGCAGTCAATAGAAAGCGTTGCGGTTTGTGTCAAGCAGACAATAGGCAAGAATTAGAGGATGCTCTTGAAAACGGTACTATGACTTGTGATGAAATAGATGCGGCTAATGGTTGGAGAAGCGGAACTGCGGCCCAACATCAAAGAAATCATATGGGGGATTATGTTATGTCGGCTAATCCTAAATGTGTTTTATGCACAGACCCAATGAGAAAACATTACGAACAGGCATTGAGTAATGGAGAGATAGACAGTGAAGCGGTGGCTTTGGCATTAGATACTACAAAAGCACAAATTCAACGACATATGAAACACCACTTAACTCCAATCGTGCAGCAATCCGCAGCCGCCATAATTGCTAAGAAGGAGGTAAATGAAATTGATTTACTTTCTAACAATGTTGAGAAATTAGATGCGAGATTAGAGCAAGTGTTTAATGAATTAGGAAATGACTTAGACCCTAAGATGATTGATGCTCTAACTAAGTTAGCAAGAGAAATTAGAGAGTCACTAAAGTATCTAATGGAATTCAAAGGCAAACTTATTCATAAGCGACAAGATACTGTTATTGTTGCACAAATGCAAATTGTTCAAGAAGTGTTAGCACAGAATAATCCTGATATTTGGTTAGATATTAAGAAAAGAATGCAGGAGAAATTACAATGAGTTGGGAAGATATAATCAAAATGAGTTTTACAGAACAGTTGATTAGACAAGCATATTCAAAAAAGACCAAAGAGGAATTAATAGATAAAATAGTTGAATTATTAACAGGAGGGGATGAAGAATGAGTTGGAAAGAGATATTAAAATCGTATGAATTAAGTGAAGCGATTAAAGACTTCATTTATAACACAGAAATAAAACCTAATATGTATGAGTTTTTACCAGAAGCAAATGATTCTGTTAGGGATTTTAAGAACAATGACCCTAAAGGATTTGAATTATATCTTAATGATATTTTTGATTACATTACTTCTAAAGTATCAAAGGAAGAATTAACTGAATTTTATAGAGAAATGTATTATGATGATGAAAAAGATGAAGAACCGTATAACCCTCGTAAAATTCAAAAGATAATATATGAGGCTATGAATGCAAGAAAGCCATAGGAGAAATTACAATGAGTTGGCAAGATATTCTTCACAAGAAAGGTAAAGCCCGAAGAAAGGCTGGCTCTAAAAAAGCAAAGAAAAAATTAGGCAAGCCCCGAAAAGGAAAAAGATTTGTTAAAAGAACAAAGTCTGGCAGAAAGGTTTCATACGGTCAATCGGGTAAAGCCAAAGATGGTGGCGATAGAATAAGGCCCGGAACTTCTAAGGGAGATGCTTATTGTGCAAGGTCAAATAAAATCAAAGGCGATTGGAGAAGTGACCCGAATAGCCCGAATAATCTAAGCCGTAAAAAATGGAAATGCCACGGAAATAAATCAAGAAGGTGATAATATGGATTGGAAAGATGTTCTAAAAAATGATGTTGAGAAAGGACTCTTTAGTAGGTCTAAGTTTCCTGATGAAGAGTCTGAGCAATTTTATAATATGCAATTTAATAATGCCTATAATTGGAGTGGCGACCCATATAGAAAAAAGCAATTCCAAAAACAAGTAATGGCTTTACCTAAAGCACAAAGAACCGTTGATGGAATTAAAAGTGTTTTGACCGCAATTGGTTCACCTTCTAAATTTACTTCAGCGAAACCCCAACAACAAAATATTGTAACTGAAACTGTGGATAGTATTGATAATGTTTGGTCTGAGGGTTCTGACTCCGGAAAACATTTGACTAACCCATATAAGAAATCAAATAAAATGCTGAAAGGCTCGAAGCCCATGAATAGATGGGGGCCAATTATTGATGAAATTATGTCGGATGGATATAACAGAACTTCAAGAGGCATTATTGAAAGTTTATACAGTTATCAAAACGATAAAAAGAAATCAACAAGAAATATTCCTACTCAAAGAGCAATAAACATGTATCTTAAATCGAATCCTGAATATATTAGAATGGGTTCATCAAGTTATGGCACAGAATATAGACTAAAAGATGATGTTGCTAAATTAATGAAGGGAATGGAAACCGCAACCCGTTCAGCAGAATTATGGATTGCTAATGATTATGACTTAAATCAAATGGCACTTGGCTACATTAAAAGTTTAATTCAATCTGGACACGACAAAGCCCAAGTAATGTCTAAGTTAAGCGCATGGCTACCTAATATGATGGTTCATCACAGTGGTTTTATGGATGAGTTAGAAGGATATGGTGAAATAGACGCTATTAGTGATGTTGAATGGGCTAATGTAGCGGAAACTTTTGCAGACCATGTTGATGATTTGGTGGAGGATTTGCAGTGAGTCGCAATTGGTTTCAGATTTTGAAGAAACCTGTTGGTTATCCGTACATTGACGACCCAACAATGTTTGCCTTTGACATAATTTCTGCTAATAACACCCAAGATTTGATGGACAAAATAAAAAATAATGAGATTTCTGATGCTGATTTACAAGTTTTGGCAAGAAGAATCAATCAGATTAAGGGAAATGATGAAAAAATAAAAGAAATTTTAGAAACATACAAAAATTATCCCGATAAAGACCTAAATGTTCAACAAATTAAGTCAAATTTAGAAACTCTTTCTGGCATGATGCCAAAACAAACAGGCCAAAAGCCACAAGGTAATGTTGAAGAGATTGAAAAACTCGTAAAAGAGATAAAAGAAGCATTTTTTAGTGATAAAAAGGCATTAGTCGAGAAATTAAAGAAGTTAATGCCAGCAAATAAAGACAATTGGAAAAGATACCCTGAAGCAAGAGATATTATTGCGTATCAAGAGCGTCTAAATGCTAAAAATGAGCAAAATATGATAGCATTTGAAAATAATCCTGATGAAAATGATGAAAATGTCAAAAAATTAGCAGAATATTTTGGTTCTGAGTATAAAGATGGTGTAATTTTGCTAAAAATTAGAAAAATAGGAGAATTTTCTGAAAAAATCAATCCTATTTTGTGGAAAGACGAAAATCAAAAAAATTGGGAGTTAAAAAGAATACAATCTAAAGATGGAAAGAGCGTTGATGAAATTAATCCCGATAAAAAAGAAATTGTTGAGAAAAAGAAAGAAATAAAAAAGATTTATTTGGAATTAAAGAAAAAATATGGTATTCAATTAATATTTGGTGGTAAAAAAGAAGCACTACAAGATATTAGAGGAAAAAGTTTGGAAATAGTTTATTCTGGAATAGAATATAAAGTGAAGCCAATAAATTCTGCATCAGATGTTCAAAAGTATATTCGTGGATATGAAGCAGTTACGGGAACTCCTTCTCAATTAATACCAACATGGCTTTCCGGCGTATCTCCCGATAAGCAAGATTACAATAAAGTAGCATCTCAAGCAACAGTTGGTGGAACCAACATACAATTCCCAGACATAATGTTCTTAGAAAGAGGGAGTGGAAATAAAAAGAAATTAACTTTCAATCCTTATGGTTCTGCTATATTGTATCATTCTGTGTCAAGTGAAGGTTGGTTTAAGACCTATTTTAACATGGCAAGAAAAACAGAGTTTATTTCAGAAGAAAGAGCAAAGTCTTTGATAGTGAATGATATTGTTGATACTCTTGCTGGAAAACATGGGCGCATGAAAGAGAGTTTCAAGTATGGTATTCCTCTAAGAAGGTATGCTTTAGACTCAAAAGACAGAGCGATTGACTTCACAAATGAAGAGTCGGCTAAAAGAAAAGTCAAGAAAAAAATAGAGGGGAGTCCTACTTTAGCACAGGAAATAAATGATAAAAGAAATGAGTTGAGAAAAGATACTATTGACAAACTTGAGCAGGGATGGACTCAAAAAGAAGCCGTGGCTTTCCTTGACTATTGGAAAGAAAAGAATTTAGATACCCAAGGAAAACTGAAAGTACATTGGTTTTCCACTCCAATATCTGAAAAAGAATTGCTTTTAGCAGAATATGACAACAACGAAACTAACATGATAGCCGATTCTGAATATGCACAGATAGAAGTGGCTTGGGCGAATAAATGGGATGAGGACAATAACCCCGAAGAGTTTGACCCGTTTGAGTATTATACTCCCACCACAATACTTGATGAATTAGATGGGTCTTTCAAAAGAAATCCAGCATATAAGGATGGTAAATTAAAAGACACTACTAAGGAAAAAGAAAAGGAAATCAAAGAATTAGAAGCGACTCTTGAAGGCAAAAGCAGTGCTGAACAAAAAAGAATCAGAAATGCTATTGCTCAAAAGAAGGCCAACATTAAGAGATTCCAAGAAATGTCAGAAAGCAAAGGACAAATTAAAAGAGATTTACTACCACGATTACGAGAAATCGTAAATTCAGTGGATAATTACCCTTCTATGGTTGCTCAATTAGCACAGACAAAAAAGAATGCTCTCAACTCAATTATACAAGAAGTTGATACTAACTTTAACAAATTGGCTGTTCTTAGCGCAGATGCGGCAATAGGATTCCTTGCAATATTGGCAGAATATTATCCAAAGAAGCCGGACTTCATAGGTGAAGCATACGATAAGATAGACAAAAATCCTTCTCAAGCAAAGGAAATTGCAGAGAAAGAATTAGGTACTCAAGTGATGACTACCTTCTTAACTGATATGAAAGGTTTAATTATGAAGTCCTTTGAGAACCAACTACAACATTTGGTTAATTTCCCGACTATGTATGATAAGAGGCATTTATCCAACATTATTAAAGTCTTTACAAGCAGTGATGTTAATTTATTGGAGGTATAATTATGGTAAGATTAGTACAAGAAGTTGATTATGATATTTCTGAAAATACTATTAAGGATATTGTTAAAATACCATCAGGAAGAAAAAAGAATCTTGCTTTCAAAAAAGAAGTGGATAAATTTACACAATTTATTCGAGGCGAGAACTTAGATAATCAAAGTGATTTAAGAAATAAATTCCAAAGAGAATTAAGGCAAGCAGTTGAAGAAGCGGGAAAATCAAAGTCTGGTTCTTCTGCGGAAAGAAGTCAATTAGCCACAGTATTTAGAAATATAAAAGTTGAAAATCTTAGAGGCAGTACAATTTCTCCTGCTCAATTAGCCACCACTGTAAAACTAAAAACAGGTACAGATGGCAGGTTTTTGTTTAATGTCAAAAATATACAAATGATTAATCTTGATGAACTTGAAAAAGCAATAAACTATATTGAATCATTGAAGGCATCGGAAGAGGGATTACCAGAAGGTTATGAAGTAATGGCGCATAATATTTCCTTAATGTATGATTATGTTAAAGAAGAAAAAGATGCTTTTGGTGAAGCCAAAGAAAGGCCAAAGGAAAGAGTAGGAAGATATAGAACTACCTATACTAAAGAAAAACAAGGTGTTGATATACCCCCTCTTGATTTTAATTTTATTTATGGTGCGATTGATGCTTCTAAGGGTGCTTATCGAAAAATTATTTATGAACATTGGTCGGAAACGGCAAAAAAATATACTAATTTCAAGGAGAAGTTTGATGCTTTTT